AATTGAATTCAGAAATTTCATCTTCTAAACCAACGAATTCATCTTCTTCTTCGTCCATTTCGACTTCATACATATTTTCGTATTGTTCTTCAGATTCACCTAATTGGATCATGTAGTCATTATCACCGTCTTGAAGGTGGATATTTCCTCCCTCTTTTTTAACGATAATTCCATCTTCATCACCCATCGCTTTAAATACTTTTAAAACTTCTTCATCTGAAGCACCTGTCATGTCGATTGTTTCGTCATCATCCATAGCCATTTCGTCATCATCCATAGCCACTTCATCATCGTCCATCATTTCATCATCATCCATAGCCATTTCATCATCATCCATAGCCACTTGATCATCATCCATCATGTCTTGATCGTCAACATCGACTTCATCATTCTCAACCTCATCTTCTTGTTCTTTCAGAGATTCTTTTACTAATTGTCTGATTTCTTCTGTCATTGTAGACTGAAGTATTCCTTTTGCATTTTCTTGTAGAGTTTCTTCCAAATTTCTAATTTGAAAAAGAGCATCTTCTACTACATTTTTGTTATTTGCCATACTTTTTATAAAATATTTTTCTAATAAATATCACAACAAATCAAAAAAATTCATTTTTTAGATATTATGGCACAAAAAAAAGGGAAAAACTATTGTCTTTCCCCTTTTAAAATTTTATTCTTAGAAGTTTTATCCTTCGATTACCTCATCGATTTTAGATTCAACGATAGCCGTAATTCTCCAATCCATAGAATAATTTTCGTAAACTTTTGTTACTTTCGCCTCAACATCGGTAGGTGAATAACCTTTAACCAATTTCTCTTCTTTCATTTTTTTCACTTTTCCTGTGTTCTCATCAACCATATCAGTTGTGATTCTTGCTATAAAATACTTCTCATCCATAATTTTGTTATTTATCCAAATAATCGGATAATCTTTTCATTAAGTCAAGTGATTTAGAACCAGATTCACCAACATGTCGTTCAGCATTCATTTTTTTCTCCTCATCAAGATTTTCTTCAAAGTTTAATCTTTCATTTGGTTCTTTAAAAAGATATGCTCCTGGTGTAGATGGTGAAGATACAAGGTCAAAACAAATTAATTCAAAATCATCTTGAACTTCGTTTTGCTCACCAACTTTTTTAAGTGATCCCACACCACGAGAAGAAATACCTAAAGTAACTCCCTGACGAAGATAGTTTGCCGCTAAATCACCTTTAGTAGAAACAACACCTCTTTCATGAAACCCAGGACTTGTTAGTAATTTCAATTTACCTAACAATACAGGACCTTCCCACCATATATCAGTAATCATATGGGAAACTCTATCTAAGTCTATTAGAGAAGACTCAGGGTGGTTTAGTTCTGAAAGGGCGGTTCCTTTTTGAATCATCTTTTTATAATTCTCGGCTTCTCTTTTTAAAATCTTTTCAGGATAGATTCTTCCGTTTCTATTTGGGGTGTTATATTTTTGTAATACTGCATAAAACTCAAAAGGTTTTGAATGATCCAACATATCACGATTCTCCCTTATCATAGATAAGTTTCTTCTTTCATTCGGATCAATATAACCCGCATCATACTCAACAAGAATTCCACGACCTGAATCTCTTGGTCCTAATATTTTTAAATTGTCCATTTAATATTTTCTTTATAAATACTAATTAGTTTCAATTTCTTTTTTGATGGGTTTGATATTTCCTTTTTTTGTAAGGTAGAATTTGAAGTATTTGTTTTTATTCATTACGTCACCATATACTTCTTTAATTAGGGACTTGACGTATTTTTTTAATTTTGGTGATTTAAAATCCATCGGTTCTAAAACAAATAAATTTATTTCTAAATTCATGAAGGATTTTTTTTGAAGTTGTATTCCACTTGTTCTTAAGTCTAAATCTACGATAAATTTTGTGTCAAAAACTTCTTTGTTTATGTTTTCTAAAATTGTGTGTTTTATTGATCTTGTCATATTTAAAACAACTCGATTCCAATTTTCAACTTCTTCTTTTGGTTCAACCCAACTTTGGATGTTTATAAAAATTGATTTTAAATTAGTGGAATCAATTGTTCCATAGTGTGATTTGAACGTTCTGTAACCGCTCAATTTGATAGTTTTTCCTTTTTTCATAGATTTTTTTCATACTCGAAATGTTTATTTTTAAACAATTGTAATAAATTATTATATTTATATCAACAAACTAAAAAAACTTATGTTAATTGTAGAAGTAAAAAAAGGTAATATTGAAAAGGCTTTAAAAGACCTTAAAGGAAAAGTTATTAAAACAAAACAAAATAGTGTTTTGTTTCAGAGAAAAGAATTTGTTAAACCTTCAGTAATTAAAAGGGAGGAAAACAAAAAGGCTGCTTATATTCAAAAAGTAAAATCCAAAAAGAATTAAAGTCCTTCGTTAAGTTGTTTTAACTTATAATAATTCAGTTCTGAAAATGATTCTGTTTGCAATCTTGTTAACACTTGATTTATAGTTGAGATTGTTTCAGAATCGGTTTCGTTATTTTTTTGATCTTCCAATTTTGAAATAACGTCTTCTTTTTGAGAGTTATAGTTTTCAATTAAAGTTTCTTTTGGGGTATTTAAAATCACTTTCAATTCTTTTCTTTCTGATTCTGTTAGAGAAGAAATGAATTTAGATATGGTTTTGTTTGCCACAGAAACCATAGATTTTAATGGAACTTTTATCACCTCATCAGTTTTATTTTCTTTTTGAGTTAATCCCTCTAAAATCATTTTTTTACTTTTGATTTTATTTTCAAGAGTCAAAACACTTGTGGAAAATAAATTATCAATTTTTTCATAATTATTTTCACATTTCTGATGACCAGCCCAAGCATTTAATTCTCTTAAGTGTAGTGGGTTAACTTTGTTGATCAAATTTTCATAAGCCACGATTGACTCATTTATGAATTCGTTTGCAACATTTTCTGAAAGTCCTTTTTTATTTGACAACTCATCATATAAGAAAAAAAGTTTTGCAATGTTTTTATTTTTCAAAACCAATTCTTCAAAAATAAAAATATTTTCTTTAAATGAATTTTTTTTGTATGACTCAACTAGTTGATTTTCTATTTTTGATTTTAATTCTCCGACTTTCATTTTTTTTGTTTTATAATAAATATCAACTAAGTTTGTTTATTTCATCTATTTCCGTTTCAGCAGTTTCTTCATCAAATTCCTCTCGGTCAATCATTTCACCATTCCACCAATCGCCACCACCAAACCAAGAGATAAAATCATCAACATCATCCTCGTCATCTAAATAAGTTTCATGAGTATTTTTCCAATATTCTCTAATACTAATAGTAGCATATCTTTTTGTGATAATTTCGTATTCGTGTAATGTTGGTAATTTAAGTTCTTCTGTTAAAAAATTTGGATTTTCTCTATAAAGAGCGAAAATAAAATCAATATCTTGACCTCTATCCACCATTCCAATATCATCAAAAATTTCTTTTATAACTTTTTGGTTATGATATGAAATCAAACTTGTCTTATCGAGACTTTCATTCATTCTTTTTAGAATAAACTTTAAATTTTTTTGTGGTAGTTTTTCTAATTTACTCATGTTAATAAATATTAGTCACCAAGAAGTTTATTTAACTCATCTTCCATTAACCCTAAAGATCCATTAACTTTTTGAAAGTCCAAAAATTCATCTTCGTCAAAATCATCATTTAATGATTCTAATATTAATTTATTTTTTTCTTTTCTATCTGAAGATTCAGGAATTGGTGGTGATCCACCCGCTTCAGGTCCTGGAGGTGGAGGTGGTGCTCCTCCTTCTGCCGGTGCTCCTCCTTCTGCTGGAGGTGCCCCTGCACCTGCGGTAGATCCTGTAACAGGTTTATATAACTTATCTACGGTGTTAAATATTCCTGTGCTTGTAATGATTGTTGCCGTATTATCTAACTCAGCAGAAACCGCTCTTTCCATTCTAATTTGTTGAAGTTCCAATTTGATTTCATCATCAGAGAACCCAAAGATATGTTTTTTAGCCCATGTTGCAGATGTTGGTTGAATTGATTTGGCAATTTCACCGACCATATCTTTATACAGAGTCACTTTTTCTTTCCAAACATCAATCATTAAAAGATCCGCCTGTTTAGAAGGATTTGTAAGTTGTAAAGTAAAGTTTGATAACTCGTCTTCAAACCCCATCAAAAATAAGTGAATAATCGCAATTTTATTTAACTCAGCCAATGCTGATTTTTGAATTCTATTAATCGTTCTTGCAAAACGAATATCCAATAATGATAAGTTTTTACCATCACCAACAGGTTCTTCAAAACCTAAATAAGCCTTAGGTATACGAAGTGCTGTAACAAGTTTCTTTTGAATATATTCAATATCTGCAATTTCAGATAAATTTGTTCCACCAGGTAAAGTATCAATAGGACTTCCCTGTGTTGCATCACGAACAGGAATAAAATAATCTTGATCCACGGCCATTTGATTAAATCTTAAATCAACATTTCCTGTTTTTCTATCAACAACTTGATCTCTTTTAAATTTGTTTGCAACCCTTTGAACGTAAGCTTCAACATCCTTGTCATCCATGTTTCCAACAAATACTTTAAATACCCTTCTTTCAGGGGCTCTTGATGTTCTATAGATTAACATCGCATCTTCAGCCAAAACTAATTGTTTCCAAATACGACGAGCTTTTTCTAACATTGAGGTTCCATAAGGAAGTTTTCTATCATCACCCAATAATCTAAAGTGTGCAACCTCCCAAGTGTTGAATTCAGCATCTCTTGCTTTCCATGCAAACTTTAAAGCCTTTCTATTGATGTTGATAGTCGCACTATAAGTTTTAGAATCAACACCCCTTTCAAGTCTTTCAATTTCAATATTTGGTAGTTGTAAACAACCAGTAACTCCTTTTTCGTGGTCTAATTTTAAATAAACAAAATTATCACCATACTTACACATGTTTCTAATCCACATTGGTAAGTTGGTGTTAATATCTAATACATTAACAAATAAATCAACTAATATACTTTTAATTCTTTTTGACTCTGAATAAACCTGTAATATATAACCATTGGCATCAGGAGTTGTTGATTCCTCAGCGTAGATGTCCAAAGCCGTTGAGATCTCAGGAGTATATTCCATAGATTCATAATCATAAAACGCAGCCAATCTTGTTGGTTCATAATAAACCGCCTGTGTATATAGATTATTCTCAACTTTAGCCCAATTGGTGCTAAGATATAACGATTGTTGATTTTGTAACTTGGCTCTTTCGTATTCAGCCTTGTCTTGAGTTTTTAAAAGTTCTTTTTTATCTAACTTGTAATCTGGTTGTCCTTGACCTAATGTTGAATCGGGTCCAAATGTCTTGGATAACCTTTGCCAAACCGTCAGATTTTGATTATTATTTTCCATATTAATAATTTAACTATAGAAATAAATATTTCAATAGTTAATTATGGCACAACTAATACATTAAGTATTCATTTGTATTAACAGATATGTAGGTATTGACACCTACAATAATTGCATCTAATAACTCAGGTGTAGATGTAGAACTTGGTGTAGGTGTAGGTGTTGGAGTTGGGGTTCCAGTATTGGTTGGTGTTATTGTTGGGGTTACTGATGGTGTTACTGATGGTGTTATTGTTGGGGTTACACTTGGAGTGGGGGTTGGTGATGCGGGAATTGAATCAATAGTAGGTTCTGCAGGTCTACTTTTCATAGAAAAGGTATTTGGAAAAACTTTTTGACCAATAGTTTGTTGACCTTCGACAATTAATCTCGAACCATTTGCAATTCTTCCTGACCTTTTTCTAAAATCTAAACCCATCGTTATTTGATTAATCCTCCAAATAACCAACCATAAGTTTGATAATCATTTCTGGTTGGACCATTATTTTGTAATCCCGCTCTTTCCCTTAACATATTATCGTTAGGGATCACAGGGTTAAAGTGTGCTTCTTTTCCCACTGATTCGTTATTAACTACAGCCCAAGAGTCAATCATAGATTTCGCTTGTTCGGTTGCTTTTTCCAACTTTGAAAAAGATGCTTCGGCAATATAGATTGCCATAGAAATTCCCATAATCAAATCGTCATGTTGTCCTTTTTGATGATCAGGTCTTCCATTAATATATACAAAAGTATTCATTTCATTATATAAACGAACACTTTTTAATTTAAATTTGTGTCTAACGGCCTCCTCAAAAGCCGCAATAATTTGAACTCTTTTATTGTTAAAGTTTAACCCTGGTATTTTTTCCACAGAACTTTTGTTTGTTGACCACGGATTAAATGCGTCAACACCATCAACATATAAACTTTTATAACCAAGTTCTTGCATTTTTCTAACCGTAGTGATTCCCATACCTCCAGTTATATCGACAACAACAAACGCATTATACATCATACCCCACTTATATGCAACTTCCGCTAAAGTATCAGGTGGTATTTTCCCAACATATTCCAATACTTGTTCTCTTTCATCAAAATCTATAATTTGAATTGACGAAAAGTCTTCACTATCACCACGGGAAACATCGACACCCATAATGTATTTATGACCTTCAACAGGTTCTTTCCAAATCCAAAGAGAATTACCCATTAATTTAGATGGTGGGTCTTGTAAAAAATTATTTTTAATATCTTCTAATTGTTTATTATCAAATACGTTGTCACCTGAACCTAAAAATTCACAATTTAACTCTTGGTTAATTTTTCTTTTATCATATTTAAGTTTTTTAACCATTTTTTCATACCAAGATGAACATGGTTTGTATCCTTGATTAAAGAAATGTTGTAACTCTTGATAATCTCTACTATATGGATCTACATGTGCGAAAGATATATTCTTTGAGGTGTCAAAATCATCGATATTAAGTAAATAATGAATTAAATCGTCAGTTGGGACTAAATAAAGATCTTTTGCGTATCTTGGATCTCTATACCAATACATTTCAGAGATTTTAAAGTTATTCATCCCTTTTAATGACTGATCGTATATTTCATAATAAATTGGGTCGTATCCGTTTGGTGTAGAAACTACAATTACCTTACCCCCTGTGGATAAGGACGCCATACAAGCAGCCCAGAAATCACTATCAGCCTCAATAAACGCCGCCTCATCAAATACAAGAATCGTGGGGGTAAATCCACGAAGTGCATCTTTTGATGTTGCAACCGCCTTAACCTCAGATCCATTAGTTAGTTTGTAATGTCTTTGTGAGTTTTTTTCTGCCGCAAATCCTGCACCAACCCAACCAGGCCATTGATCAACAAAGGCTCTAATCTTATTTGCCATCTCCATTGACGTATCAAGTTTGTTGGCGATAATTAGAATTTTTTCAGGTTGAGTTTTTTTAGCGAAAACTAATCTTTTAGAAATCCAAGCCGCTGTTACAGTAGAAACTCCAGCCTGTCTATATTTTAATGCAATATTTTCTTCGTAATCTTCATAATCTTTTAAAAGAGAAATCTGATCAGGAAACAATTCTAACGGCACGTATTTAGACACCGTATTATCGTATGTTTGTAAATACGTTCTAAGTGCGTATGGAGTATCACTCATACACTTAGCATATTCAATTAAAACTTGTTCTTTAGATAAACCCATTTATTATAAATATCAATTTGGGTTTTTTATTATTATTTTGATGTTTTCCCTATTGAATATAATTTTCCGATTGGTAATTCCATAGGAGCTTCATCTGAAAACATAGTCATTTTCTTTGGTCTACGAATTATCATAGACTTAGATTTTTTCTTTAATGTTTCGATTAAATCTTTTTTTGACATTTTTGCGTCTATGTTTTCATCAACAATTTGGGAAATTTTTTCTTCTAAAAATTTTTGTAAATTTTCTTTAGTTTCCTTTTTTTTGTATTTCACAGTTTTTTCGGGGTGTTTTTTTTCTGGCATATCTTTGTATTGTTTTTTTGACGTTGAGTCTGAAAACTCTTTTGCCATTTTACACCATTTACAGTTTTTAGAAGAACACTTATTACAACGAGCCCAAAATAAACCTTGTTGTGCTTTAGATTCGAATTTTTCATTAATCTCAGATTCTGCCATACCCATCATTGATCTATCTTCACCTGAATCATCACCCATACCATCATCTTGCATAGATGTTTCATCATGTGGTGCTTGTTGACCAGTATATTCTTGTGAAACGTCTTTTGAAAAAACATTTTGTGATGTTACTGAATCTTCTTCGTCTTCTCTAACCTCACCTTCGGTTGGTGTTGCTTTAATACCCGTTGCGGTTTTTTGTATAACCATTTTCTTTCCTGGAACTTCAGGAATTGTAGTTCCTTTTTCTAAATCAGAGTTAGGAATTTCATAAGTTGTGGTTACTTTTTGAGTTACAGCTTCTTTATTTTCCGACTTTTTCATCTTTTTAAACTTTTCGACTAATAGTCTAAATTGATTGTTGGACAATGAACTAATTGTTTTTGAAGACAGTCCATTCTCAATTAAAAATAAAATATTTTTTTTAGTTTTCATAAACTACTTTTTTTTCAAACTCTAATACTATATCTCTTTCATATAGTTTGTTTTTTACTTCTTCTTCAGATTCTCCAAAATGAAAAACTAAACGTTTTACTAACGAGAAATCAATGTTATCGGTCTCAACCTCCCAACCCATCGCAATAACCCCATCCATAGAATCAATTAAAGAAAACACATCTGAATTTTGAACCAAATCAAAACTAACATCTTCGTTAATTAATGTCCCAACCTTTTTAATGTATTCTAAATCAGGTGGTGATGGATAACCATTAGCAGGTTTTGATTCCCAATTTTCACCAAATACTTCTAAAGTATCTGAAAAAATAAATTCATAAATGTTATCACCTTTATAGTTAGGTCCCAATCCGTTAATATAAATCAATCGATTCATATAATCTCACCACTTTTAGTAATTTTAGTTTCGTTAATACCTTCTTTAAAAATTAAATTTCCTCTTGTTGATAAACCCATCAATTTTGTTCTTGGATTTTCTTTAATATATTCTAAAGCTACATCCAATTGATTTGATGATTCAGACAATCTAATAACATTTTGTTTATTTTGATTGTAATTTAAATTGGTTTTTTTTGTTTTAGATTCTTCGTATCTGTTAATTTCAGTTTCTTCGTTTATAAAATATTTTGATAATACTTTATCTACTGTTGATTCACTAAAAGTTCCATGTTCAAATCTATCAACATTAGGATAGTGTTTTCTACCTTTTCTTCTTTCTCTATGGTATTCATCATCCATATCAAAATCTTCTTCTTCATGTCTTAATTTTTTTGACATACCTGATGCCAAAGCACCTCCCATATAATCTTTAAGTGCTGTGCTAAAATCGTTATACCCTTCAGCCATTTCAGGTTCTTGTGGTGGTTCAGGAGCAACTTCCTCTTCATCAGATTTTTCTTCAAAAGATACTTCTTCTTCCTCACTACCACCTTCTTCGTCTTCAACACCTTCTAATTTATTGATAATTTGTTCGATATCATCTTCATCTAAAACATCAACATCAATTGCCGATAAAATAGAGTTAATAATGTATTTAATATCTTTTGGATCTAATTCTTTTTCTTCTTCGTAAGATCTAATTTTTTGGGCTAATTTTCCCGTAAGAATTTGAATTCTTTTTAAATCCGAAACTTTCTTTTCTTTTGGTTTTTTTTCTACATCAATGTCAACTTCTTCCTCTTCAGATCCCATTTCTGGCATTGGTGGCATTTCTTCTTCACCACCCATATCCGGCATTGGTGGTTCTTCTATAGGAGCACCGCCCATATCAGGCATTGGTGGTTCTTCTATAGGAACGCCTCCCATATCAGGAGCCGGTGTTTCACCCATATCAGGCATAGGTGCTGGTTCAGGAACAGGTGCTGGTTCAGGAGCAGGTGCAGGAGCGGGAGCTGGTTCAGGAGTTGCGGCGGCCGCAGGTTCTTCAGTTTTAGGTTTCTTACTTTTTAGTATGAACTTTTTTTTTTGCTCCCCTAAAAGTGGAGTTCCTTCCTCATTTTCAAAAAGAGTGTTGATTTCTTTTGTCATCAAATTCAATCTTTTTAATGCCTGAGAATATGAAGAATAATATTTTCTTTGTTTCATCGGCTCGATATACTCCGTTTCAGATTCGTTAAGTGTTTTTTTAACAATATAACCTTGTCTTTCTTTAACGATTTCATAGGTATTACCATCGGCCAAACCAATTTTATATTCGCTTGATTGTGTTTCATTAACGTTTTGTGGAATATTTTCATTATAACGAGCAATTTCCATTATTCGTCTAATTTTATCCATTCCTTGAAGTTTCTCACTTCCGATAGGTCTAAATCCTGCCATATTTTATTTATTTAATGTGAGTTATTTTTTCTTAATAAATATACCGATAAATATAATTATTTCAATTAATGTTTTTTTATTGTTTCATGGATAGTTTTTTATCGATAATTTCGGTCGGTAATTCATACAATTTTTCAACATATCCGTTTCTTCTTAGTAATTTGAATACCAAATTTTCTATCGACATTTCACCATTTTTTTCTAAACCACAGTTTCTGAAGTTTTTTAATTTTTCTTTGTATTTTTTTACAATACTTTTAATTTCTTCAGGATCCTCATCTTCAATGTTATCAACAACACCATCGATAATTCTCATCCATTGTTTAGCCTTTTCTTTTATTAGTTCTTTATCAAGAGTTTCTTTACTTGTTTTTTTAGGTTCATTCATCCACATATCATAAAGAATAGAATAAATACCACTACTAAATGTTGTCTCGTCTTCTCTTTGAACGAAACATTCAACATCATACCCAAACATTTTAATATTGTGTCTTTGATTAAAGATCACTTTTTTCAAATCAAAAAATTCAAGGTATAAATCCCTACTATTTTCAGGAAACTGATTAAAGTTAACCACGATGTGTAAATCAATATCAGAAAATTTTGACCAGTTATAATTAACTAAAGATCCGATCATAATAATATCTGTAACTATTACGTCAACACCTAAAAAGTCAATGAAGATATTTGCCGTTTCCAAAAGTTTTTCTCTAACTTCGGGTCTCATTTTCATTTTTTGACCTTCAGGATCACCCATGTATTTTTCATTTGGTAGATACCAAATCTTTGGGTTTAGTTCATCTTGAGATTCGAAACTTTTTAAAATATCTGAAGTATCCATATAGATAAATACTTTCTAATTATAGTTTCTTATATGTGTGGGATTTAGAAATTTTTTTGTTGAAAAAATTCCCTTGTGATTCCGCCATTCTAAATTGAGTGTAAGTTTGATGTGGAACATCACTATATTCATATTTTACCCCATTCTTAAACTCTGCGATCATTTTTTTGGTTAATGTATCGTATTGTGTTCTCACAATATTTGATGATTGAACTTCATTTAAAATCGTAGTTCCGCTAATTATTTCACTTGTTATTGCCATAATCTTTTTTATTTAAAAATAAATATGGTTAAAAAAAAATCCACCATAAAGGTGGATTTTGTTATTTAAGAGATTTTATTTTGTCTCGATATTCTATCGCCTTTTCAAAGTCTTGGTTTCGAATACATTCGTCCAACTTAAATTTTAACTTTGATAACTCTTCTTTGTTTTTTTCTAACTTTTTAATTTCATCTCTTAAATTTACAGCTTCCTCAAAATTTTCTTCCTTAATCGCCAAGTTTAATTTTTCTTTCAATACATATAATTCATCTGACGGACTTGGGTTATTAAAATTTCTTGTCATATAAGACATAGAATACAAACCATCTGGTGATCTATAAGTATTTTTAGTCCAGTTTTTATCATCAAATGATGAAGAAAAAAATTCATTAAATAATTTATCAAATTCGTTCCAATTAAACATTTTTTATTATTTTATAGGTTTATTTTGGTTTTTCTTATATGAAAAATTATACCAATTAATATTATATGACAAATTGTCAGTAAAACACAAATTTTTTATAAATCAAACTGACATAAAGACAATATTGGACTTTTTATTTTATTAATATTATTATTTATCAAAAAAAGTTATGTTAGAATTTATGGACGAAGGAAATGACAAATCAAAAAAGAAATCTGATAGCGGAACACCTGTATTAGATAATTTTAGTAAAGATTTAAATAAGTTGGCACAAGACGGGAAATTAGATCCTGTAATTGGAAGACAAAAAGAAATTTTTAGAATCGCTCAGATTTTATCTCGAAGAAAGAAAAATAACCCAATTATTATTGGTGAGCCAGGTGCAGGAAAGACAGCAATTGTGGAGGGTCTTGCAATGATGATTCACAACGGTGAATGTCCAAAAAATTTAATGGATAAAAGAATTGTATCTTTAGATTTGAATTCATTAGTTGCAGGAACAAAATATAGAGGTCAATTCGAGGAACGAATGAAAGTTATTATCGAAGAGTTACAAGCAACCCCAAACATCATTTTATTTATTGATGAAATTCACACTATGGTTGGTGCAGGAAATAGTTCAGGTTCTTTAGATGCGTCAAACATTTTAAAACCAGCATTATCAAGAGGAGACATTCAATGTGTTGGAGCGACAACTTTGGATGAATATAGAAAACACTTTGAAAAAGATGGTGCGTTAGATCGAAGATTTCAAAAGGTTATTGTTGATCCATCTTCAAAAGAAGAAACATTTGAAATTTTAAAGATGAGTAAATCAAAATATGAAGATCACCACAAAGTGACTTATGATGATAAAACTCTTTGGACATTTGTTGAGTTGGCTGATCGATATATTACAGATCGTGAGTTTCCTGATAAAGCGTTTGATATTTTGGATGAGGTTGGGTCAAGAATGCAAATTGACATCAAATTACCTGAAGAAATCGAAAAATTAAAGGACGAAGCAAACGCCATCAAACAAGAAAAAATGAATGTTATTAAACAACAAAAATATGAGTTGGCCGCCGAGTTAAGAGATAGAGAACGTAATGTTTTATCAAAGTTGGATTTAGAAAAAAAGAAATTCGAAGAAAGTTTATTGAATAGTAAAAGAAGTATTCCTGAAGATTTAATTTATGAGGTTGTCTCCAATATGACCAAGATTCCAATTTCCAATATTAATTTGGACGAAAGAAATTCGCTAATCAACTTAAATGAAAGTTTAAATTCAAAGGTTATTGGTCAAGAAGAAGCAGTGAATAAAATTTCAAAAGCAATTAGAAGAAATAGAATTGGAATCAAAGATCCAAATAAACCAATCGGTTCATTTATCTTCTTGGGATCTACGGGTGTTGGTAAAACGTATTTGGCAAAACAATTGGCAAAAGAAATCTTTGGTAGTGAAGATAATATGATTCGTGTAGATATGAGTGAATATCAAGAGAAACACACCATTTCTCGTTTGATTGGATCTCCTCCAGGATATGTTGGTCACGATGAAGGAGGTCAGTTAACCGAACAAGTTAAAAACAAACCTTACTCTGTTGTATTGTTCGATGAGATTGAGAAAGCTCACAAAGACATTTTCTCAACACTCCTCCAATTGTTAGATGATGGTCACATCACAGATTCTTTGGGTCGTAAAATCAACTTCAAAAATTGTTTAATTATTATGACCTCCAACATTGGAGTTAAAAAATTACAAGACTTTGGAACTGGTATGGGATTCCAACCTCAAAAAAGTGATGTTGTTAAAGAAGAAGAAAAACAAGATGTATTGAAAAAAGAAATGAAAAAGTTTTTCTCACCTGAGTTTTTGAATAGAATTGATGATGTTGTAATTTTTAACTCCTTAGAAAAACCACACATTGACGTTATTACCAAGTTAGAAATTGACAAATTATTACAAAGAGTTTCAGAGAAAAAATACTATTTTTCTTATGACCAAGATTTAGTTGATTATTTGTCCAAAGTTGGATTTGACGAAACTTTTGGGGCAAGACCTATCAAAAGAGCAATTCAAAATAAAATTGAAGATTTAATTTCCGAAAAAATCTTAATGATGGAAATTGAAGAAAACAAAGAATATGTTTTGAAGGTGGAAAATGATGAGGTTATAATTTCTAATAAAGAAGAAAAAGTTAAAAGAACAAGAAAAAAGAAAGAATAAATTTGATAAATTAAATTTTGTCGTGTATATTTGTAGAAATAAATAAACATACAAGTAATGAAAACACTTCTTTTATCTTTGGTTCTTTTTTTAAGTTTTTTGAGTTTTAGTCAAAAAATAGTAATTGAAATTTTTGAAAGACAAGAACTTGTTTCTTATAGAAACACAACTTTGGATTCTGTAATTATGAATCCTGATGTGGTTAATGATCTTGAGGTCACAAAAACAACATATGTCATTGATTTAAATGAAAACACATCTTCTTACTTTGTTGATGGAGAATTTTTAAGTGTTTTACCTGTTGACGTAGTTCGTGCTGGTGATGGACTTTTTGTAGTAAAAATATTAGAAGAAGGATTTGATTACGGTTTAATTGTTAATATTGGAAATAATGGTGATAATGTTTTGTGGTATTGGAATACAGAACAAATGACCACCGTTAAAAAAATGACAAAGTTTAATATTCTCAAATCTTTATAAAACAAAACCCCATCTTTTCAGGTGGGGTTTTTAATTTAACTATTTTGGATTTTGAGTTGGTGTTGCATCATATGTGGTAACAGACCAAGTGGCGTATTTAACTTCACTACCTCCTGAAGTTAAGGTAACACTACCATATACGTCTTGACTATTTTGAGCTCCTTTTCCTACAAAATCTTTTAAATACGTATAGATAGGTTCGGTCACGGTAAATGTGCCTGAAATATTTCCTGTTGATGTGTCTTTTTTACTTCTAACTTGAGTTGCGGAAATACTATTGATAAAAATTTTGTTTATTCCTGTATAATCATCAGTCGTAAAACTTTTACCTGTGGTGTCGTCAGGAGATTTAGTTGCGGTTACAAGATATTTTGCCGTTCCAACACTTAACATCGTAACTTTACCTGTTTTCGGATCTTTTTTTGTTGGTAAATAAATTGTTAAAGGTAATAGGTTTCTCATAGAGTCTTCCATCAACAAATGTTTTGATTTTTCTCCCATTCTTCTACTTTCTAACATCAAGTTTGCTTCTTGGATGTGTCTAATTTTACTATAACTTCTATTCATGTCTTTATATTTTACATAATAAATACTTTGTATTGTTAAAAAATAAATCTATATTTGTAAAAACAATTAAAAATGAATCTAAATAAATTTAAAGAACTCTTATCTGTCCCAACCAAGACTTATGAGGAAATTAAAATGGTGGAGTATTTAATTTCTACCATTGGTGATATGGAAGGAGTTACTTTAATCTGTGACGGAAACCTTAACATATATGCAACCAAAGGAACATTGGATGAAGGTGAATTTTACCCAATGTTTATTTCTCACACCGACACGGTTCACGAACTGGTTGATGAAATAATTGTTAAAGAAGAATATCTTATTCGTCCATTTACATTTGGAAAAGATTTTGGAAGAGATCAAGTATTATGTTTAAAGGCATATGATAAAGACGATAACCCAACAGGAATTGGTGGTGATGACAAATGTGGAATTTATATTTGTTTGGAACTTCTTTCTCAATTAGATAAAGTTAAAGTTGCGTTTTTCGTATCAGAAGAAACAGGTTGTCATGGATCAAAATTGGTGGATAAAGAGTTTTTAAAAGATGTTGGTTATTGCGTCCAATATGACGCACCTGGTGATCATTTAATTTCACAGGCTTGCATGGGAACCACTTTATTTGATAAAGAAGGAGAGTTCTTCAATACCGCAATTCGATCAATCACAAAAGGTTTTGGTAATGAAATGATGGTTCAGTCTCACCCATATACCGATATTATGATGATTAAACAACTATCTGATCTATCTTGTATCAATATGTCATGTGGTTATTATAATATGCACACAGCAAACGAATTTGTATGTATCGATGATGTAGAAAGAGCAATTGAAGCCGGAAAAAACATGGTTAAAGATCTTGGTTTGAAAAAATACGAATTCAAATACGATGAACCAAAACCTGTTAAATCTTTATATAATTTTGATGATGTTGATGAAAGCCCATTTTATGATGAGGTTCATCAATTAACATCTATTGACATAATTGAAGAAAAAGATGGGTTTATAATTGCCGACATATACGATGAAAACCACTTTTATATTGATGATGAAGATGGGTTAAAATTATACAAGATTCTAAAAGATCGTTATCGTCTTAATTGACCTGGATCGATTCTAAACTCAGTTGGGTTGAATAAACCTGGCTGAGTTACCATTGCAATTACCTCATCAGCAGTTGCCAAACCATATTTACGATCACCAAAATAACTACCTGAACCGATTAAATATTTTACCTTTAATGTTTCAGGATCAACTGACTCTACTTTTATAAATAAATTTTTTTGACCTGGAATCTCTCTTCTATAAAATAAATCCAAAGATGAGAGTTTATCCATAATTTTCACATATTCAGGAGAAAATTCTTCTTGTGCTATTTCTATATACTGATCAATTAAATTAACCAATTTTTCACAAGACTCAGATTTAAACATTTCATTGTCCATTACATAATATTCCATTTCGTAATATTCAGGAAGACCGTGTCTAAATTTTTTATCGATTTTTTGAATTAATACATCAAGGGCTTTCCCATCAAATTCACCATCTTCAACAAATAACTGAACCAGATTACCCCAACTTATAAAGTATAATCCAAAACACCACTTACCCCATTTTTCAACTCCAAACTCACTAAGTGTATTACAATATTCTTTTTCAATCACTTCTTTAACCCCTGCATCAGTTGCATTTGATTTAGCAGAACATATAATCTCATCCATATCATCACCAATACCTTTAAAATATTTGTCTAATATTGAAGTTATTTGACCTTCGTCATCAATTCTACTACCGTCTTCTTTGATATTATCAACAAGGTTAGGTGCAATTATTTTAAGTAATTCTCTTAATCTGATTTTTGCTTCACTACAAAGATATCCTAAAGTATATCCTTCACTCCAATCGTCGTATGCTCGATCTTGACACTCACTATAAAAATCATATTGACCATAATACATACGATCATAATTATTCGCATCCCACTCACCGTCAGTTCCTTCTTCAAATGTAGGATAATGAAAAAACTTTAAAAACTGTTCTAAATCATCAAAATCAAATAATAGACCATCAGGTTTAATCTGAACATGATTTAGTTTCAAGTCTTCGTAATTATCACTTTCAAATTCAACATCATCAGAAGATAACTTTCTTTTATTTAAAAGAAGGATTTTTTGAAAATCCGTCATTTCTGGAATATCATTTTCTATAAGAAGTCTTTTTTTCATATATTTATAAATATATTGTCAAAGTGAAATCTTTGTATTATATTTGTATTATAGTTCTTTGAAAATATGGGGGTGGTTTTGGATTTGACAGGCGTTGGCTGAGGAATAAGGGCACGTAGGGACTGAGTTAATCTCTTTAAAAACTGACTTAGAAAACAACTGGCAATGTGCTAAACAAAATGGAAACTCTTGGATTAGTGAGAGGTTCTGAAGTTACTGTAGCTTAATTAGATACGGAAACGGGGGGTCGGTCAGACAGATAACCTAGCAACAGAAGTCGTTGATGAGTTGGTTTTCACTCTAAAAGAAAACAAAACGGGTATGGTTCCCCGTAAGAACTGTCACCGTCTCTGAGCGGTGTGAGAACTCAGATATTTCGGAAGGTATGAAAAACCTTGACCTAAACGTGTAGTCCTTATCTGACAGGATGTTATGGACCGGAGTTCGACTCTCCGCACCTCCACCAACTAAACCTCATCTTCGGATGGGGTTTTTTTATGCGGTAAAATTTAGAGCACAAAAAAAGGGATCGATTCACATCGTCCCTAATATTTTTACCGGTTTTAGCTCCATTCTATAAAAGAAATAAAAGGCTGAGATTACACCTATTTGTGAGAACCTTTAGAGTCATTATTGTTTCTACTCCTATCCACTTCCTTTTGAGAAGTATTTCTCAGTGACGGTCTTTTAGGTATACCACTCCTTGAGGTCTGAACTACTCTCATTCTACTTTAACTCTTTCCGAGGATGCCTCCCCAGTTCGTCCTTGCGGGATTAAAGGTTTTTCGAAAAATTACACATCGACTTGGGATCTTTGTGTGCAATGAACTGCTCATTACTATGTAGTCACCTTTCATTCAAACCTGACGGACACTTTTCCTTAATGTAATAATTATTTTTGGAAAATAACAACTTCCATAAGTTATGTGTCGTGGATTGTGAAAGTAGTGGTCCGTCACGGGCTTCGTTATCTTTTGAACAACGAAATACTCAACTACTCTCTGAAATGTCCCCATTTCCATACTTTAAGACTACTTCGAGATTAACCCCTTGGTAGGAGTTCATCAAGGATAATGTCGGCACCACCCGTTTGTTATCATACCTTTCGGTTTTAAGTATCCTCTAATATTGGAACTCGCAATGAAAGTGCTGGAACACTTTGTTTTGCAAAATTCCTACGAGTTATTCCTATTGGTGTTCCCACCTCAACTTGACGACCCACATCGCCAAATCATCTAACCACTTTCTCTACAGCGTTGCCCTCGATACTAAAGGTTAAACGGTATCCCGCTTGTATACTCGAGCTCCCGAAGAAGCCGCAAACTATCTAACACAAATAATTCACTTTATCCCACTTTCATGGTTTATTTTAATGGACCATATACTGCCCAATATCTTTATCATTCCAAGATGAAACATTCGTTTCAATTACACGTCAATTAATCTGACAAAACTTTTCCTGATTGGATAATCTATTTTTTCAAAGAACGATTCAGGACGTTTCCTGATTTGTTTTACAAAGTTAAGAAGAATTTTTTAATTAGTCAAATTTTTCTTTTACTTTTTTTTTTAAGGTTTCCCTCAATTGTTTTACAAAAATAAAAACTTAATTTTAATTTGTCAAGTTTTTCACTTCAACTTTTTCAACATAAACATCATTTGTTCCATAAAAATCAGCTCTGATTTGTGCAAATGATAGATTAGATGTCCATAGTTGTTTTCCGTTTGCAATGTAAGAATACATCTCAATTACTTTCGGTTCATTTTCTTGGGTTAATTCTTCACTCATATTATTTAATTAATTACAAGTGAAATGATAAGTTAAATATAAATATTAGTCAAATATTTAAAGTATTTTTTTCATAATATCTTTTATTCTATCTACGTCTTCAGATAAACCAATCATATCAGCACTACTACTAACATAATCCTCCAACCCTTTCACATCTCCTTTACCAAGAGCAACAATTGCATCCAAAGAAGAAAAAAATGGATCAAATTTCTTTTTTTTATCTTTACCATCAGTAGACGTATCTTTTTTATCTGTAGATTTTTCTTCTTTCTCTGTAGATGTTTCTTTTTTGTCGGAAGAAGTATCTACGGTCATTTTTCCTTTACAAAAACTATCACAATTTTTATCTCTATTTGATCCTGGTCCACAAAATGTAAAATGCCAAGGTTCTGATTTTGCTTCACCCCAACACCAACCGTATTTAGTTCCATTTTCTCTAATCCAATTTTGAACATCTGACGGTGATATGTCGATTGCTCTACCCCATCCATGATTAGATGTTCCTGGATATGCTGCAGGTGTCGATGAAGTTCCTTTTTTAACTCTTTTTCCTGTTGATTCATATTTACCCCAATCAAAAATATTACATTGGATATTAAGAGGTCTGTATGCACCTCCCATTGAGATCTTACTTTTTAAATTACTTGGCATGTCATCAGTCATTTTAATGAATGCATCGGCAGCTTCTTTAGCCAACACATTATTACCAATACCTATTGATTTTAAATTTGAACTACCTAAACAACCACTAACATCACTACCATATCCAGAACAAGGGTTTGATGAACTACAAGCAGATTTTGAAACTTTCATATTAATAAATACTTCTGTTTTATAAAAACCATTCGGGGATCTCTCTATTTTTCCATTTAGCAAAATCTTTCTTTGCTCCACGATAATAATTTCTATAAGATTCTATAACATCACCAACTTTATATTCGTCAGGCATCGCCTTAGGAGGTGTGGTGAAGTCTTTGTCACAGATATTTGGTAAATTTGTGATACACCACTCAATAACATCTTGAGATTTATGACGTTTTCCATAACGATACGTATATTCTTTACACAACTCCAAACCAAGATCACATAAATAAAGATAATTAGATAATGACTCACGAACCCATATGGCACAAGGATGATTTTTATGTGATAACTTATAGGGAACTTGGGGGGTAACTTGGGGGGTAACTTGGGGGGTCATATGATGAACTCCACATAAAAGTTGTGCGGTTTCCAATATCATTTTAACAACGTGTTTATCGCAATGATATTTTGCACATTTGTTGGTATCAAAATCTAAAAAGAAAATATTCATACCGTAAAGATATGAAATATTATTTACTTATTCAAATAACTCATTAAAACACCACCAATAGAGGATGCATGAACTTGTAAATGTGTGATTTCCTCGATATCTAATTCTCTTGGTTCTTTCACATAATCGACAGATAGAACACCAATGAATTTTTCTTCGATTGTTTTAATTGCGAATAAATATGAAGACTTACATCCTGTTTCTTCTGCAATATATTTTAACCCAAAAGTTGGTATTTTTTCATCTGTAAAATTTGGTATTTCAATAGCATCATTATTCAAAAGTTCATTAATAGATTTTGAAAATAAATTAACAGGAATATTTTTAAAATTAGATTGAACTGATGTTCCATATTGACCTACGGTTTCATACATGATTGAAAACTTTGCCATTGATTTTCCTGTAGGGTAGAAATTACCTCCATTATGAAATTGAGAAACCCAAACTCTATCGGCATCAAATTCTTCTTTAATGTGTTCAATTTTTGAATTTATCAATTCACTAACCCTCAATGTATCCATCACCATATCAGGTTTATTTTTTTTTCTTTGATCTAAATAATATTTAATTATCATGATACTGATGGGACCTAAAACACCACTTATAAAGGCCACCAAAACTGTTGAGAAATTATCCATATTCAATAAATATTCTAAAATGAAAAAAGCCCACCAAAGATGGGCTAAAAAAATTATGCTTTATTTTTTACAATTATTGACCAAATCGCCCCTGACAATGCAGTAGCACCTCCGATGATTTCGGTAAGAATTGTTTCGTCAATTAAACCTTTTGTAATTAAAATACCACCTACAAAGGTTAAGGTATGTCTAACAATACCCATTAATTGTTCTTTAGATAATTTCATAATAAAATATTTTATGTTTATTTTACTATAAATAGTTTAAAATTGATCTAATTTTTGTTTCATTTGAAAAAATTGTATATATTTGTAGTCAATAAACTTTAAATAAAATGAAAAAAATATTCTTCTTAGTGTCTCTATCAGTGATTTTATTTTCTTGTAAAACTGCAGAAATGTATGAGTTAAGTGACGGTACTTTTATCACTAAAAGAAAGGCAGATCGTATTTCAAAACGAATAATAAGACAAGAATTTAGAAAGTTATCTAAAACCGATAAAGAAAATGTTATGATGATAGTTGTTGATACAACAAACAGTAATTAATTATTGTCCAAATGTTGATCTTGGTTTTAGTTCTGTTCCGTCCTCTGTATACCATGAAGATGATTTTCCTGGACCACTAAAACCTATTCTATATTTAGAAAAGGTATCAAAAGTCATGTTCATAACTGTTCCGGTATTTTTACCAAGAACCCATTTTTCAATTTTTGAAATTTCACCATATGGTGGATAGACCGTCCTATTTACGGTTTTATAAACAACCTTTGGTCCTGACCAAATACAATAACCTCCGTAATTCGCTTTGTCTGTTGCAACACACCCTTCTTTGTAAATTTTTGCCGGAAGTTCGCCTTGTGTGTCTGTAGTTTGTTCATTATTAACACCGTATAGAGGATGTCTTACAGTCCATGAGTGTAAGCTGTTAGGATCTTCGGGATCACCTTGTGAGAAAAGAGATTTTTCACTAAAGTCAAATTGTTTTGTATCTTCATTATAATATAAATAACCTTCTTTAAGATCTGTAGGTTTTTTAATAAATTGTTCGTCAGGTAAAACGGCTTTTTGATCATTATTCTGTTGGGTAACATTTCCACAAACATCGATTGATAAAATATGTTTTAATGTAAAATCATCTCTATCTGTAATTGATGGGACACATCTTGGAAAATTAGGAAAAATAAAACCTCCTTTTGAAATTGTTATTTCAGGTGTTGATGAGTGACATTTGGAATATTTACATTGTAAATAAATGTCTATCTTTTTTTTATCTTTTGATCCTTTTGCTATGGCGGTCGCTTGTTGTGGGCTAACAGTTACAGTCCCTGTTCTACTACCTCCGTCATTAGCGTTATTTAGACTTACAGAACCAATTGGAACTTTGTTTAATAACACATTAAAATCTGCCTCATCACATTTGTGATTTCCTCTACATGGAAAGGCAGACGATGGGGTTTGATTATATGCAACTGTTATTGATAATCCCTCCAAACATTTTGCAGAAATAGCTCCATCATCTAATAAAAATTTAACTCTTACATATTGGTGTTCTGTAAATTTTTGATCTGTTTTTTTATCATTTTTTGGTGTGCCTTCACATTCAGGATCTTTACTATAATTAGGACACCAATTAGGACCGCCAATTTTTGGAGGAGGAAAAGAAAAAATTGGTTTTTCTGGAATTAATTTTGCCGTAACCCATCCATCAAAAATTCCACTCAAATAATTATTGATTGATACCGCTCTTTTATTTGACAGTTGATAAGGTGGTAAAATAACACCTCCTTTTTCCGCATCGGCATTTGGCACTTTAGATTCACTTGCGTCAATTTCAACGTAAACCAATTTTCCTTTATTTCCAGGTTCTTTTAATTTATTTGTTAACCAAGTTTTTGCATTGTTTAATTCAGTGGTTAAAAGAGATTTGTTAATATAATTAACACTATGGTATCCAGATTTAAATGTATTCGAAAAATCAATTTCGTATCCACCTCCATCGGTTTCCCCTTCAAGAAGAAGACCATATAGTTTCATTATGTTTAACTTCTCTTCTTCGGTAATCAGTAATTTCCTATTACAACAACTCATATATTTTTAATATATAAATAGTTAAAAAATTGAAAATAGGTTTCACCAACTTTTTATGAAAAAAATTATTGGGACTTTGATTTCTCCTTGTCGGTCATGAATGAATATACAATTACGGAAAGTATGACTGCTGGCATTAAAAAGCCGGTTATGATGGTTGTGATCATGATTTATTGGTGTTTGTTATATGACGAAATATTATTAAAAAAAATGTTATAAATTATTATTTGATGGTCAAATAAGAGCAAAAACTATTTCTTATCTTTTTTTAACAAACTCATGATTCGAATCTCCCAACGTTCAATTGCAGGATATACAATCAAAAACCCTAAAATACCCAAACCGATTGTTACAAGAGAAATATCTTTTTGTGCATACATGGTTAAAAAATAACCACCCAACATAACTATAACTGTGGCAATTGTGCCGATAAATAGACCTAATATTTTATTCATATTTACTTTTTAGACATTAATAATTCATTGATTCTTGCAACCGCCAGATCTTTGGTTTTAAACCCTTTTTCTTTAAGATTTTTTGCATGATAAATAACGTAATCTGTACTTGCAACTTGTGGTTTAGAATTTCGTTCTTTACTTGTTCTCATTGTATCTTTTGCGTAGATATCATAAAAACCCACTTTACAAATGTAACGTCCCTTAGTTTGTCCTTTACTCATTTTTTCTCTTTTTTTTTAGTTAAACAATTTTAGCGGTCCATGCGAGAATCGAACTCGCGGCTCATCCGTGACAGGGATGAATGTTAGCCACTACACCAATGGACCTATTTTTATATTAAAGCGTCCCATTCGGACACCACAAATTCAAGTTTTAAAAATCCCTCAACAGGAATGTAGGTTACTTGAAGACCTCCTGTTCCAATACTCATTTCACTTTGTATTGCTTCAGTTAAAAGTTGTCTTGCCTTTTCTCTAATCTCACCTTGACAAGGAATCTTTTCTTCGGCACCTATCCATTCCCAACGAAGAGCTTTCATGGTTTTATGAACTTTTTCAAAGTCAAACCAATCCATTATATTATCTATCGCTTTTCTTTGTTCCTCTGTCATAATACAAATATAAGAATAATTTTTTACAATTTCTGCACATGATCCATAATTTCTGTAACTTCTTCAGGATTTAAATAACCAATCACATCATTTGTTACAGGTGTCTTGTAAGTTATTTCACCTTTTTTATCTAAAACTGCAATTTCAAACAAACCATCTTTTCCACCATATGAATATGTATGAGAGATAACACTAACACCATAACCATTTTCAAAGATCATTCGAGAACGAACACCTGACATATATGGTTCATCTGATATTTTATCAAATTCTAAATCTTCAAACTTTTTCATAACTTACAATTTTTGTAGTCCCACGGGGAATCGAACCCCGCTTTCCAGGATGAAAACCTGGCGTCCTAACCGATAGACGATGGGACCAAATAAGAGCGGAAGAAGAGACTCGAACTCTCAACAACCTGCTTGGAAGGCAGGAGCTCTACCAATTGAGCTACTTCCGCAAGTCGTGACGAACTTGGGATCATCCGTCACATTTTTTACATGGAAGAGGGGATCAATCCTACTAACACCATGGGTTCATTTTATCAAGCGACTTTTCTCCTAAACGCTTCAGTTTTTATCGCCCTCAAACTGAATAAACGGCTCAATGCCTTGTGGACTCATTTTTAAGTGCTCTCCACTTCCATTCTTAAGCTGAACTCTACTGCTAACACTCCCATAGAGCCGATGGAGGGATTCGAACCCCCGACCAGCTGATTACAAATCAGCTGCTCTGGCCAACTGAGCTACATCGGCTTTTTAGTAGCGGGAGCCGGACTCGAACCGACGACCTTCAGGTTATGAGCCTGACGAGCTACCAACTGCTACTATCCCGCGATATTAATATTTAAAAGAATTTTGGTCAACCACTCGCATCCCACCAATTTATTGTATCAAACTTTCTGTAGTCTAAACGATTAAATCTCCTACTACTCATTTTCAACTCACTTGCCTAAGCCTTGTCCGTTGTAAATTCTTTTGTGGTATGGGAATGGAATCGAACCATCGGCACAAGGAGTTTCAATCCTTTGCTCTACCTACTGAGCTACCACACCAATTATTTGTAATTAGTAGTTGACACACACTCTCGTTTCACCATCTTGTATCAACAGGTTAATGCACTTTACGAGTTTCCCTTTTCTTACAATCACAATATCTTAAATCAAAGAACTTTTTCCCTTTTGTGTGGGGGTGAGTCCACCATCACATTTTCTCACCCCCGTTGTTTGTTATACAAATATATGTAGTTTATTTTAAACTGACAAATCTTTTTGAAAAATATTTTATTTTTTTTTGATCGTCAACGACAGTGGTGATCTGCCGCTCTTGTTGCAATTTGATTGTCGGGTTTAATGTTTGTCTTGTAACCAAGAGACATTGCCCACCCAACAACCGGTTGAACAAGTTTAGAACTGAAGTGGTTTTCGTCTGAATTATAATCAAGATCAATTTCAACCTTAACCTTAACTTTTTGTGTTAACCATTCAGCGACTTCAATTGAATACTCGGCTTCATTCCATAACCTCGTCCACTTATTTTTTATCTTCTTCACTTTGTGTTTGTGATAAATGTAGTGAACTCCCCTGTTTCCATATCTATAAGCAATTGCCGTCACATAAACGGTATTTCTTCTGTGGTTTTGCGAATCCGTTCCAATATGTATTTCGGTATAGGGACATTCTTGAAGGATGTCAATTGTGTGTTTTACGATATCAAAAATCGCATCCCCATCAACTTTTCTAAATACCCGATTCATATTATGTTTTGGGTAAGAATTGTCAAAATTTTATTATTACACCTGTTGTATGAAATATTTGACTATCACTTAATCCTGTTATAAATAGTCGTTGAAAAACTTTAACATTTGGTGAAATATAAAATCTTGCTCGTATATCGTAGGATCCGGCAAAAATTATGTCGTTAATTGTTAGATCTGAAAATGTATCCATCGCAGGAATTCTTCTAAGTTTTGAACTCACCGATATTTGAAACTTATTATATTCCAATCTACAAACATAATCGTTCTTTGGTTTTAAAGTGAACTTACTAAAATTGTTTTTTGCAATTCCTTCATAATCTATGGTGGAATAAGTTCTCATTAAAGGTTGAGAAAAAGTCACCTGATGGATCAGTAGTCCAAATAGTAAAATTAGTTTTTTCATATTATATAGTTTATTTGATTTCAAATGCGCATCTCATAATTTTTTTGGTTTTAACGGCATCCTCAAAGTTTCCAATAACAACACCATCTTTGATTGTAAATGCGTGTTGTCTAACTAAAACAAAGAAAGTTCCTTTTGGGTTTTGTTTAATAAAGGTCCCAACGGTCATTTTTCTCAGTTTGGTTTCTCCTTTGATCGTTACATTATAAGATAAAGAATTAATTAATGTAGAACTTTTTCTAACACCAACAGGATAAACTTTTTTGTAGTTTACAGTCGTTCTATCGTCAGCCATTCTTACAAGCTTACTTACAGTTCCGTAAGTCCCTTTTTTTGGTTTTCTACCGAATTTTTCGGCAACATATTTGTGGGCTTTATCGTAAGAAATATCAAATGCCGATGCAAATGCTCTTACAACACAATCGTTATTTTCTGATTTTGCAATCACTGATTCTGAATATCCTTGGATTGCTTTTGATGTGGCTTCGTATGGTAGTTTGTTTTTCATAATACAAAGATACAAAAATTATTTAATTAAAAAAAAAGTGTCAGAAAAATTACCAACACTTTTTTCAATTTTTATAAGTCGTAAAAGGATTCGAACCAATGACACATCCATAATACGGATTGCTCTAGCCATCTGAGCTACACGACTTATAATATCTTATAATTTATTAAACTATAAATTATTATTTTCAGATTGTAAAATTAATATATGTTCGTATTCTAACATTTCTTTTACGTATTGATTAAAATCTTCAGAGTTAATGAACTCTTCGTGTAACTGATAAAAAATTTCTTCCATATTTTTAAAGTTGTGATCCCGTTTGGATTCGAACCAAAGACCTACTGCTTAGAAGGCAGTTGCTCTATCCAGCTGAGCTACGGGACCATATTTTACATTTAGCAGAGGAGGAGGGATTCGAACCCCCGGATCTGTTAGGATCAACGGTTTTCAAGACCGCCTCATTCGACCGCTCTGACACTCCTCTGTTTTTCAAAGAACAAATCGTTCTTTATAAATATACTAATTGTTGTATAACATGTCAATCAATTCACGATCGATTGGTGCATATTCTGTAGTTGTTGTCCAACCTTGGTAGAAAATACTCTCAGGGTATTTGTATGAATCATTCAAAAGACCAAGAGATTGAGTTAATTCCTCACGTAGTAGGTGTTTTTGAGCATCAACATTTGTAGCTCGATAAATATCAACATACATGATACCGTAGTTACTTGGGTATACTTCAAAATAACCCCAATTATTATTCAAACGTGATGGATATACCACTTCATAGGTTTCTTTGAAGTCTTCATACCCACCTAAAAAGATGAAGAAATTGGCGTCACTTTTATTATTCACAATTTTAATATCGATTGGGTCGATTATGTCATTTAATTCAGAAATAATTCTTTTTAATTCAGAAGTTAAATTAGACACTTTAGATCCATCGACATAGATTTTCATGTCTTCAGTCCATTTAATTGGTGTTGATCTTTTACCTGTAAACTCGGAATTAAATACGATGGTGTTGAAATATTCTATCGCTTCTTGAGAATGACTTACTTTATTTGGTTTTGAGTTTTCTTCTGAAGTTTCAGATGATGTATTAGTTCCACCGCCGTTATTTGTGTTTTCTGAGGTTTCGTCATTCTTATTAACCAATAAGTGAGCTAATTCTTTTTCTGGATCATAATTAGGTAGATCGTCATTTTTCATTGAGAAGATCAAAATGAAAAATAATGCGATTGATACTAAACTAACAGAGATTTTTAAAAGTGGTGTTTTCATAGATGTTTTATTTGTTTACTTCTACAAATATAGTAGTTTTATCTATTACACCAAAATTTTTTTAAACTTTTTTTAAATTATTTTTCTGTTGGGGTATTTGAGTCACCCATTCCGATTTTTGATTTAACGTTATTCATAATATCTTTATCAACTTTAAGGTTTTTGGTAATGTCTGAAGCTTTAGGTGCGTTTGCAGCCCCTTTAAATACGGTCATATCAATACCTCCCGCAAATTCTTTAACCAATGGACAAACTATATTTACCAATTTTTTTTGTAGTTTAAGATATAAATCAGTTTTTGTTGCCGCCTCAACCAAAAGTTCTTTAAGAGCTATGTGTATTAAACTATCAAAACCAGCACTTTTTCTCCATTGATCAATAAATGCTTCGATTAATGCTTTTGCTAATTGTGAAGTCAAATAGTCACAATCATTTAATAATTTATAATAATTTCTAAAAGGAACATTTGCCAATAAATTTTTGATTGCCAAAGCAATATACGAATCAGTTGGTATTCCTAATTTACCAACCAAATATTCAAATAACTGACCTTTTATTGTTTGTGTTGCTGCAGTCCCAAAGTTACTTAAAATAAACTTACCGACATCCCATAGTTGATCCTCAACCAATAGTCGATCATAACCATTTTCAACCAATCTTAGTTTTTCATAAACTAAGTCTAAATATAAATTATCGATACTTTTCATATTAATATTTAAAAATTCTTTTAAACTCTTCGTTCAGGGCTTTTGAAACTCTTTTGTCAAGTGATTCTTTAATTGAATAGTCTTTTTGTGGTTCTGATGAAACTTGTGTTCCTCTTTTAAGTGCTGCAACTAAATTAGCCAACCCAAATCTTGAAGTTCCATCAGTTAATAAATCTTCAAACTCGTCTTTTACTCCAATAGCACCTCCTATATAATTTTTCTTTTGACATTGGATTGCTAAATATTTGTTTGCCCATAGATTTTGATAACATTCAGTAGTTGCAATTCCTTTTTCGTTTTTACACTTACTTAAAAGTTTTATAACATTTCTACAACTTTCTCTTTCAGGAACTGGTAATGTTCCTTCCATAGGATATACTCTTAAATTAGGTTCTTTAGTTGCCGCATCTCTAAGAGATGGATAATCAACCGCCAAATCTTTCAATAAAACACCTGTATTTGCCTCAGCACTATCGGGTGGTAAATTTTTTTCTAATCTAGTAAATTTCTGTTTATTTAAAAGCGCTTCAGTATCTCCTAAAACGTTTCTATTTGCATTCAAAAGACTAGTTTGAACCCAAACATATCCTGTTCCTTTATATCCTGGTATGATGTCGCTATAAGGTTTTTTTGTCCACTCACCCATATTACCCGTTGGTTCGAATTCCGCAGTTGTGTCCGCATTAGTTTTAAGATAGTCGTCTAATGCTCTTTTTTGTTCAGGAGTTAAAGTATCTTTACCTAATTGTGATAATTCTTGAATTGCATCACAATCAGATCCCCATCCTTTGTTGTATTTTGTTGGTTTAAATCCTGCTTTAAATGCGTATGATAAAAATTGTTTTTTCCCCATCTCAGTTTCTTTATCTTTCACACCAAAAAATACTAATCCCATACCATCTTCTCTTAAAGGTGTTGAGATATAAGCAACTTTATCTAAACCTGCCAATTCAGGTATTTTTGATATTTCAGAACTTGGGAAATCTTTAATAGTTCTACCCTTTACTAACGCAGAAAAAGTAGGACATGAATTTATACCTTTTTGTAAAATATCATACTGGTCATTATAATTTAAACCTAATGTTTTGGTTTCATCAGCTTCTTTAAGAAGTTTTCTTATCATTCTATCGATATCCATAATAGTTTTTTTTCTTTTTTTATATAATATAAATATACCGTAACAAGTAAAATTATAAAAGTGTATTTGCTTTACCTCTTGTTATTTTGTAAAGATCTTTCCATTTGGCTTTATAATCAATTTGGTTTGCAACACTTCTTGTTAATCCTGTCTCCCATTTTGTGACCGTAGGATATGTAGTTCCACCACCTCCACCACCGGCAGCAGCGGCATCCTGTTCACCTAATTCTTTTTCTTCACCACTATTTATGGTATATCTTTTTAATAAATAAATTATTTCGTCTAAGTCCATTTTTTTATAAATACCTTTGTAGAATGAAAAAAAAGATATATATTTGTTAAAACAATAAAGATTATGAAAAACCTATTTTATTTTATCCTTTCAGTTCTAATACTTTCCTCTTGTGTTAAATACGGAGAGCCGGTTTCGTTAAGTTTAAGTGGTGAATATCGAATTGATAAAATCACCTACGAAAATAAAGACAACTCAAATTTAAATCAGGTTTTTTACCCTGGTGATCTTTATGTTAATGAAAGTGAAACCAAACCTTTAGACACAATTGCGGTTGGTTTTACAAGACTTGCATTAGATTATGCGGTTATTTATTTTGATCCAATCGATGACCCATCAGCAGGATCAACAACATGGACAAAACAATACACATACATGGTTCAAGGACACAATAATGTTTATGATTTAGGATATATTGTATTCAACTACGATGGAACAAAAAGAGTTTGGAAAATAATTGATGATGGAATGGAGAGTTTGGTTATTCGAACTTCAGGAAGTTACGATTATGGAAATAATAATAGTGGTGAAACTACAACAATGTTTTTAACCCGAGTTGGTCCTTAAATCAACTCGGGCTTTGGTAGTTTTTCTGGTTTAACAATGTAATACTCATTTAAAAATTCCATCAAGTTATCTTCATCGATACTTGCAGACTCATTCCAAAAAAAGTTTTCATCGTCATCTTCATCATCATCAAACTCAAAACTTTCTAAAACTAAATCATATCCGAAATCATCAACTTCAAGTAAGTCTATGTTATCAATCCTTACTTCTTCTTCTGAATCTATTGTCAATCTAAATTGAACTTCTAAAATATTGGTGTCTTCGTGTAGGAAATAAAAAATTATTTCTTGAACTTCCATTTTAATTATACTTTTTAAACCTTTTGAACATGTCTAAAGATTCTTGAAGTTGCGAATAGAATTCAGGAAGAACATCTTCGTCAACATTTGAAATTATTTCTTCATTGTCAACTTTTTCGAAATCTTCCTCCATTTCAATAAATGGATCATCTTGCTCTGAATCTTCAAAATCATCGTCAAAAGTTTCGTTAATCTCTTCTGAGGAGTAATCTTCCAATTGGTCGATATCGTATTCATATTGGTCCTCATTTTGTTTCATGTCGTCCGCATAATTTCCGAAAGATTCATAATCAAACTCTTCTTCATTTGGTGAAGGATACACATCGTGCATAAATTGTGTATTTCTGTCTTCAGTGTCCATATAGGAATCAATATCTACCGTTCCGTTTTTTAAATCATATGGACCATCACCAATTCTATCTAATGGAGATTCATTTATATTAATATTTGTATATTGTTTTACATTTCCTTTGTTAGAAACCGTTACTCCATTTTTATCGTTCGCATAATCCTGAACATATAATGGATATTGGTTACTTTCTTGATTATATTTTGTCACATAACCATCATAAAGAGATTTATGTTGATCTAAAATATTAGATTTTTCTTCTTTTGTCATTTTGAAAAAGTATGCATTCATAGTTTCTTTTTTTTAATAAATATTTCAGTTAGGTCAAATATTTTAAAAAATCGTATTAAAGTAATTTATAATGATATTTATTTTATGAATACCAAACTATTACAATGAAATTAGTCTTATCTGAATCTCAATATATTAATCTTTTAAAAGAGGAAAAAGAGGAAGAAATATCTCAAACATTTTCCAATTCAAAAGACATTGCAAAGAAAATTGTGAGAGACGTAAAAAACCAACACGGAATTGATTTTACTTTTGCTCTAACTTGGGGTTCGGTTATTGGTGGTTTTGTTGGCCCTGTTTATAGATATATGGAAGGAACTTATACTAACTTAACTGAAGATGAAATATCTTTAATTTGTTTTGGTATAATCTTAACTTTCTTTTCTGACAATAAAGAAAAATTAAAAAAAGTTTTAGAATTAATAAAAGAAAAAAAACTTGTTACTTTTTTTGATAGAGCTTTATTAAAAAGTTACGATTTAAGGGATGCATTTTTTGGGTTTTTAGAAAGTCTGAACATGACCTTTTCTAAAGTCTCTAATATGTTGGCATACACTTTTTTAGTTCCTTTAGTTCCATTAGTTAAAAATTTGGCAGATATGGATTTATCTACTGAACAAATGGAACTAGTTGTTATGGGAATAACTCACTATACAGGTGGTATAATATCGTCAAAGATAATATCTGAACTTTTAGAAAAAATGATTAAAAGATTTAGATCTTAGAATTACGATCTAAAATCATTTGAATAATCTCCTCTTGTTCTTCTTTATTTAAATTGTGAATTTCTGTGTGAGTTGAAAACCAATTTCTAACTAATGTTTCAAATGGTCTTTTGGTTACATTTTTCATTCTTCTAAATCCTGCAACTTGTGCGTCAACTTCTTTTGGGTCAGAATAATATTCAAATGGCGGTAATTCTTCTTCATCTTCTTCATCACTAAAATAAAACATACCGGTTTCTTTCTGATATAGATGTCTCATTTCATGAGCAATCACCTCATTTAACTCACCAACCAAATCATATAACATAGTTGTTTTATTTTTTGGGTTATAAACTATTTTAACTTCAATAACATTTTCGTTTCTTGCGAAATATGCGTTTACCAAAAAATTATCTAAATCAGGAAATTCTTCTATTGTAAGTTCAACCGAAACTGAAGTTTTTGGTGAAAAATATTCCATATGTTCTTCATCGTTGTTTGGTAAATCTTCAGGTAAATAAAATTCACCCTCATCATTAGATTTAAAAACGGTGATTATATCTCTTACAATTTGTCTTATAAGTTTAGTCTCTTCTGATTTTTCTATTAATAAAAGTTTTTTAATCTCGATCATATTGATAAATATTTCTTTATGTTGTATTATTAGTTTAAATAAAAAGTAATTTAAGTATATGAAAAAAAAGTTTGATTTTGACAACATTACGTTGATCCCAAGTTATAGTTATGTGAATAGTAGAAGTGAGTGTGATACAACTTTAAAGTTTGGTCATTTGTATTTTAAATTACCAATCGTTCCTTCTAACATGGAAAGTATTATTGATTCAAACTTGGCAATCGACTTAGCCAAAAACGGATATTTTTATATCATGCACAGGTTCAACGTAAACCCTATTGAATTTACAACTCAAATGCATGATCTTGGGTTATATTCTTCAGTGTCTATTGGTGTTAATGAAGACTCTTACGAATATATTGATCAATTTGTAGAGTTAGGTCTTTGTCCTGAATACATCACAATCGACATTGCACATGGTCATTGTGTAAAGATGAAAAAAATGGTAAAATACATCAAAGAAAATTTACCAAATACATTTTTAATTGGTGGAAATGTCTCTACACCAGATGCGGTGGAGGACTTACAAAAGTGGGGTTGTGATGCAATCAAATGTGGTATTGGTGGTGGATCGGTATGCACAACATACCATTCGACAGGTTTCGGAAATAGGGGGTGGCAAGCAAATATGATTTTGGATTGTTCTAAAGTTGCTAAAGTTCCGATCATTGCCGATGGTTCTATTAAAGAACATTCGGACATTGTAAAAAGTTTAGTTTTAGGGGCGACTATGGTTATGGTTGGTGGAATGTTGTCAGGATACCAAGAGTCACCAGGAGAGAAGGTTAAAAACTTAGTGGATGGTCTATGGTATAAGGAATTCTGGGGAAGTGCGTCTAACGCCCAATCAGGTAAAACGAATAGAATTGAGGGAATTAAAAAATTAGTCCCATTCAAGGATCATTCAATATTTACCAAACTAACTCAAATTGAGGAATCTTTACAAAGTGCTATATCATATGCTGGTGGAAACCCGGCAAATTTAGATTCACTAACAGTGGTTGAGTATTGTGTTAAAATGAATTAATATTCTTTTATTTTAATTCTTAGATCGCCAGTTCCTCTTTTAACTCTATGATAAGTTCCTTTTGGGATAAAAAGAACATCACCTTCTTTTAATATGGTGGGTAATTCATTATCGATTTGAAATTCCCACCCATTACTTTCTAAAATAGTGACTTCTCTATCTTGTTCATCAAAATGCCATTTCAGTTCATCTGTGTCTACATTTGATTTAAAAGTTCTGAACTTGAAACCTTCTTTAATCTCTTGATCAAAAGGTAGTTCTTCATTATTTCTATTTCTTTTTGGTGGTAATGGTGGATCTAAAAAGAATTTTTCGTTTAACCAATGTCTTAATTCATTTTCAACAAAATAGTCAGGAACTATTTGATCGTCAGGTTGTTCACTTGCAAGTTCAGCAATGTATTTTGCAAACTTAACTTTATATTTGTCATCTAACATCGTCATTAGACCATCTGATATAAAAAATATTTTAGATAATGGATCATCGGCATTTAACTCACCTTCAACAAGTTTGAATATTCTAAGAATTGTTTTACCCCACCATGTTTTATAGTTATCCGTTTCTTCCAATGTAGGTCTGAAAAGTTTGTTTACAACTCTAATCCAAGTTGCACCAAAACCTGCCAGCGCTAATTGGGGAATGAACCAAGGTAGTAATCTTAAAAACCCCTTATACGCCCCCTCACCCATGTGAACACCAATTCTTTTCAATTTACCTTTTTCAACCATTTCTCTTAATTGACCAAAAGTAATTTGTCCTTGAGCGTCACATATCAATTTCGCTTTACAAACATTATCCATTGCAACAGATGATGCTTTGATTTCGACTTCATTTATCATCTGAGATAAATTCTTTCTTATTATGTGATCGATGTTTACCAACTTCTTGATGATTTTAAACCTAATTTTTTTGCATATCTACCAACATTACAAGACCAATACCCTGCCGTAGTTCTATCTTTCTTCTGATCACATTTATGACGTGCCCTGAAAGATTTTGCTCTACCTTTATTAGCGTTTTTGATTCTCAAATTAGGATCTCCGAAAGTAACTTTTTTAATTGTCCCTTTTGGGGTTTTAACATAAACCGCGAATTTCTTAGGACCACCTGGTGTTCTAAAAGGACTATTTAATTTAACATTTTTACCATGATGTTTTGCCTCATTTAAGTATTCAGTTTCTTCTAATGGAGCGTCTAAATAAACTTTTTGACCATTCTCTAAAATAACAGATTCACCCAAATTTGAATTAACGATCCATTCATCTTCTTCGTTCAAATTTATTAAACCCATATGATATAACTCTCGAACCTCATTAATTAAATCAAAATAAGATTCCGAATATATTCTAAACACACTTTCATTTAAAGGTATTTTTTTTTCGATATGATACATTAAATTATCAGATACAAAAACACCTTCTTCCAACATCATTGGGTGGTTAGAATACTCATTCAAAACCCTTTTAATTACATTTTCTAAAATTCTCATACTTAATGATATTTATTAGTATAAATATTAAAACTATTTCAAATTTTATAGATTATGAAAATAAAAAAATTAACAGAAAGAGATATTAACAAAATTGTTAGATCTGTCCTTAGCGAACAAGAAATGTCTTCAAATTCAAAAAAGAAAGACAAAAAACCAAAATGTATTCCTGAAAACGTAATTCCGTTGGATGAAATTGTTGGCGGATCTTCAGAGTATTCAAAATATACGCCAGGAATCACTAAAAGAATTTCAGGTGTTAACTCAATGGTTGATACATTGGGTATTTTGAATAATCTTAGATTGTTTAAAGACATTAAAGATGGTGGATCTCATTTGGCTTATGAAATGATGAATCATTTAAACAGATTTAGAAATAAAAATTTCTATGATGAGACTACAGGTGATTGTCATAAGGCTATGGATAAGATAATTGAGTTATATAAAGAAAATGAACACGGAACGGAACTTGTTAAGGATATTGAGAAGGTATTGAACTTACAAACTAAAGATGATGAATATACCCCATCTCCAAGAGCGAAAGAATATCTAAAACAATCAATAAACTTAGTTAAAGGTCTTTAATAGTTATGGCAAAGAGTGTTGGAACTGTAAAATCAAACAAAATGACGTTTGGAAAGAAAACTGTTGGTAAAATTAAAAAGAAATATGGTCCAAAAGAACAGAGACCAAAAAAATACAAGGGTCAAGGTAGATAATTATGACAAAACTAAAAAAAATAACAAGTAGTTACTGGAAACCAACCCCAAAAAAGTGGAGAAAGTTGGGTGATACGTTTTTAGCGGTGTCTTCAGTGTTAGCAATTGGTGGTTTATGGCAGTTTGACAACCTAAAAGACATATTTACCGCTTTTGAGATCAAATCAATGATAGTTACTTCCATTGCACTTGGTGCATTAGGTAAGTTTTTAACTAACTTCTTTAAGGAAGAAACCCCTGAAAAGGAGTAATTTAGACCTAAATATACCTTATTTTAACGTAAAAACCCCCTATTTTGGGGGTTTTTTAGTGTCTAAAATGGTCAAATTTGATTACTTTTTGTCAAATTTTTTAGCAATTTTACTCATTCTTTGGTTAAAATCGGTTATTTTACCACCAAAACTACCCATTTGACCCCCAAAATTACCAATATTTTGATAAAAATCTTCTAAATTACCTAAATTTCCCATGTTTTCCATAAAATTTTGTGGATTTTGCATGTTTTTTAGGTCTTTTAGGGTAGAAAACAGTGATTTTCCGTATTTTTTCCACCAAATTATCATTAAAATGGTAAAAAATAGTATAGAAACACTAAAAACGAGTAAAGAAATAGATAAAAGTGTCATAATTTATGTGATTTTACTTAAAAATAGGTGTTATTTTTAATAAAATCAATAAAAAGACTTAATATACCACTGTAATATCTCTTTTGTAAGTCTATTTACCCTATTTGTTGCTGATTGGGGAGTAATTTCTTGATTTTTACGTTCCAAATCAGTAATTGCGGCCGAAATCATGATATTTCTTACTTTTTCGCCCATATCTATGATTTTTTCGATTAATTCTTCGTCATTATCGTCTAAATCTCGTTGCATTCGGTATAAATCAAAGTATTTTGTTAGATATTCCTTAGTTTGACCTAAAAATTGACCTGATTGTAGCATATTTACCACTCCTAAATCTCTAATTGCCATTAAAAAGTCTAAAACATACTGTAAATCAGCCTTTTTAAACAATTTTGACCACTCATGGTGTCTAATTAGATCATCTAAGTCAGTAAAACGGGCTTCTTGAAGGTTTTTTTGACTAAATTCAGGATCTAACATCCAAGTATCGCTCTGTGGGAGTAAAGATAAAGAAGAAATGACATTTTCATCGTCATCATACCATTCTACATCATACATATAGTCAAATTCTGACCCAAAACTAGGTTGATGACCTATTTTTATGACCTTTCCTTTGGTTCCAGTGTCAATATCTTCACCTGGCATGTATATTAATATAATACGATCACCTTCTTTTAACTTAGGATTTTGTTTTTTACTCATATAAATAAATATCTCTTATCTAATAAGTGTTAAACTTCCTATAAACTCTTTAATTTCATCAGTTTTAGGAGTTTTAAACTTTAATTTCCAAGTATATACCCCATCTTGACACATAATTGTGTTAAATGTCCCATCCCAACCTGTATTTGGGTTGTAAGATTCCCAAATTACTTGTCCCCAACGGTTATATATGTAAAAACTATAGTTAAAAATATCCACACCACTTGTAATTATGGGTTTAAATGTGTTATTTCTTTCATCACCATTAGGTGTAAAGGCATTTGGTATGTAAAATATCTCATTTGGACACAATTCTAACGTTACAACGAAGTTTTGGGGGTTAGAAACACACCCATTGTCCCATCTAACCACTTGAAATTGGAATATTCCGTCTTGATCCCATGTAATACTTAAAGTTTGACCAATTGTCGTGTCTCCAAATGAATACCATTCGTTATATCCACCACTTACTGATACCGCATCAAAGATATCTGTGATAGTATCCCCTTGACATATCTCATGATACTCGTCATTTTCACCAACAACACCATTTACAACAGGAGTTAGTAATGGTCTTGGATAAACTTGAACCAAAATGTTCGTATTAAACCAACAACCTGACTGAGTATATGTATAATCTACCTGATCTAACCCGATAAATCCGTTATCAGGACAATATTGATTATTCCAAACGTTTAAACCACTGAATATTCCACCTACAGGAGTGGCATTTAGGTTAATACAGTTGTCGTATTCGCAAAAAGGACCAACTTGTGTGATTACAGGAAGAATATCTAACACAACTATGTTAAAAGTTTGTGGTAATGACTGACATCCCACTTGATTTACACCAATAACTGATAATGCGTTGTTATATAAACCACCATTTACTCCTGTAACATCCAAATTTATTTGATTTGTTCCTTGACCTGACGTGATATTCCCAATTCCGTTAGTCCATACATAGTTTAGACCAGGAAAAACACTGGAAACGTTGTATAAATTGGTTGTGGAGTTATAACAAACGGTGTCTAAACCCGTAATTGGGTTGATTGTTACTTGTGGGGGATCAACAAGTGTAACATTTTGTGTTGCAGGACAGTTATTTGCGTCATAAACCGTGACAGAATAATTTCCTGAACATAAATTAGTTGCCGTTTGTGTTGTTTGATTATTATTCCACATAAAAGTGTAAGGAGAAATACCATCAATTGGATTTACCGTTGCTGATCCATCACAATATCCATAACAAACAGGATTAGTAGGTGTAATTGTTGGTTGTTGTAAAGGTGACGGGTTGTTTAATGTAGAAGTTCCATTATAACTACAACCTGTAGCGTCTGTTAAAGTGAAAGTATAAGTTCCTGAACATAAATTGTTTAACGTTAAAGTATTTCCACCGTTATTCCAACTAATATTAAATGGTTGAGTTCCACCAATAGGAGTAACCACAATAGATCCATTACAACCATTATTACAAAGTGGATCTGTTGGTGTAATAGTAGGAACAGGTAAGTTAGGTGTGGGAACAACATGTATTGTATCAGGACCTAAACCAACACCTTGTTGATTACAAACGGACCAACCAGCATTACAAGTGGGATATACAGGTTGACAAGTATAATAAGCACCACCTAAAGGAGGTGTGACAGTAATTGTTAAACCAGTTCCAATTGGATTTGGGTTTCCTACTTGAAACCATGTATAAATTGGTTGAATTGGTGGTCCTGAAGGTGTATATCGTCTTGCATCATTCACCGCAGTCCATTGAGTAGAATTTCGACCTGCAACTGTTACCGCTTGAGTTCCTGTAGGATTATGAATACCTTGAACTGCAGTTCCTCCTGCCCATTGAGGACAATTTGGTTTATTTGCAATATAGTTTTCGATTACATTTGTGGATTCGTATAATACAATATGAAAAGTTCCTTGTAAATTGGTGCAAGAAAACATAGGAACACCAATCCAACTAACCACTAACTTTCTACATGGGGCAACTCCTTGAACTTGGTATCTAACTTGACCACCAACCCCAGGATTCCAATCTTGCCATGGACCCATAATACAATTTTTAGGAACTGCACCATTTACAGTCGGTATTGCTAAAGATGTAAAGGTTCCAGGTTGAGCTCCTGCCCCTAAAGAAACCCACCCATTTGACCCAATTCTAAATTGTGTAAATGTTTGACCATAATAACAGAATGTAAAACCAATGTTAAATACGTTTGATTGAACGTCATCACCCAACGTAACTAAAGTTCCAAGATTTGTTTGTGGAACATAAGTAATTTGTGATACCGTGTAGTTTGATGTTCCATTTGGGTTTGATCCTTGACCACATTGTGACAGATCGGCAGTTAAAGTGGTTTGTGTGACACCACAAGGAAGATTCAAGTCAGGTCCGATAAAAGGACAATACTGAGAATAGATAAAAAGGGGAAATAAAAATAAAATTAGTAATTGTTTCATATTAAAAATACGTTATTAAGTTTAGTAAGTTGTTTTAAAATGTTAAATGAAAATCCACAAATACTAATTACTTGGATTTCCACTCGAGGTAAATGGTATGAAAAACCATTAAATTAATCAACACGCAAAATAAAATTTCTAAAATCCAATGCCAATCAACTTGAGTAACACCCATGTGAATTCCAAACCACATAAATGATCCGTATTTGTTCATTAACGTAATATATAGATATTTTAAAAAATCTTTCATTTTAATATAAATATTGTTTTACTATTTTGTTTTAAATCGTTAGGTTTATTCACAAATTATTATTTATTATGAAAAAAGTAGAATTAAACAGCACCGTGACTGTAAATTACACGGGAAGATTAGAAAATGGAAATGTTTTTGATTCTTCACTAAACGAAGGTCGTGAACCATTATCTGCAACATTAGGTCAAGGTTCTTTGATTCCAGGTTTTGAAAAAGGATTACTTGGTATGACTGAAGGTGAAACTAAAACAATTACAATTCCTTTTTCTGACGGGTATGGAGATGTTAATCCTGATTTAATCGCTGAAGTCCCAAAAGATAGAGCACCTGAAGGTGTTACAGAAGGACAGATGCTTCAAACCATGACTAATCAAGGACCATTAAATGTTATTGTAAAAGAAATCAAAGAAGAAAGTTTAGTTATTGATGGTAACCATCCATTAGCGGGTAAAGATTTAATTTTTGATTTAGAGTTAATTTCTGTGGAATAATTTTTTATTGTCAAATAAAATATTATATTTGTAGAAATGTAATAAAAAAACAAATGGACATTAGAAACAAAATTCAAAAGGAAGCCGATCTATATAAAGATTTACCTGAAGATGAATTAAAAAAGGTAATTAAAAAATATAAGTTTTTGTCAAAATCAAATTCTGATATTGTTAATTTTTTATTTAGTTTAACATGCTTTGGGATTCCTTATTTTATTTTTTTAGGAGTTTCGAAAATGTCTATTATTATTTTCTTAATAGTTCACCTTTTATTTTTTTGGGAATACTTACACAAGTATAAAAAATTTAAATTGGTTAGTGATGAGGACAAAAAAGAAATCGATGACATCATTTTAATTTTAGAAGATGATTTAAAAGGTAAATCAAACAAAAAACCCCTCGAGTAATCAAGGGGTTTTTTTATTTAAGTTATTATTTTTTTAATATCTTCTGTATTTTCTTCTTAAATAATTCTCTTTTTGAATTTCTTTTTCTTCATCTTCTCCCTGTTGTTGAGCGATACCATTTAAAGCTAATCCAAGTCCTGCAACAACTTCTAACAAACCAACATTCGGAGCATATTCACCAAAAGCCGCTTGTATAGCGTCGTGAAGTTCAATAAATGACGGACCCCAATCAGTATATGTTGTTCCTTGAGACATCAAAGTTAAAAGTCCCGCGGCAAGTAATCCTGCCCCACCAATCATTTTACCTCTTTTTCTCATTTTAGAACTTCTTGCATCAAGACCTTCACCCATTTCATCTTTAGAAACACTTCCAACTTCATCAAATACTTCATCAACAAAATCATCAAATAGAATTTCTTCACCTGATCTTCTTTCTTTTGATCTAATCATGTTTTCAACCCTTTCTAAGTTTTGTATCATAGTCATAAGGTCATCAGAAGATAACTGTCTAAACTCGTCACCTAATTCTTTCTTAACAACATTTTGGATTTTATCAACAACGTCTTCTTCACCCATTTCCATGTCCATTTCTTCGTCCATTTGAATATTCATTTCTTCTTGAGTTTCCATAACAATTCTTCGAATTAATGAATGAAACTCTGATTCTGTAAGTCTAATTTTTCTTCCCATTTTTTTTAATTTTATTTATAAATATTTAGTTTTTTAAAAAAACTCTTTTATTTGATGATTTTATCACTCATAGGTAATTTTAAACCTTTGGTTTTACCCCAATTATAGATTACTTTTTTAAGTTCACTAACAAGTTCAGTTGGTAACTTTGTGCAAACTCTTGATTCAGATGTTCTATATGGGGGTGGAATTATTTTTTTTCTTTCAGGAAATTTTTTATCGTAAAGTTTAGGTGAAGTTCTTGTGTTATCACCAATATCTCCTTTCGGGTCTACAAACATAGTTCCTTGACCTAAAATATCTATTGTAACATTTTGATTTTCAGCTTTATCAGAGTCTGACACACTGGCTCTTCCTTTAACGAATGTTATTTTATTTAATCCTAATGTTTTTAAATAATTGATTAAATTATCTCTTCTTTTTTCTGCAAGTTGTGTATTTTTTTCTCTCGCTTGTGAAGAACTGGCAGGAAAACTACCCCAAGCTGTGTTTGATGCACTACCATTAACAGTTGCGGTTCCTCCACCTCTATTATTAAAATCTTTCAAATCGGAAACAATTTTTTTAATTTGGGCGGCATCCTTGTTTATTTCAGATTCACCCAATTTGAAGTTTTCCTTACCTTTGGCAGAAAGTGTTGTTGCGACTTCTCTACCTTTTTTTCTTTCCCAAGATGCGGTGTTAACATTTTGCGCATTTATATCTGTTTGTCGAGATAGTGGAATAATTGGTTCCTCCATCAAGTTTCTAACAATTCTATCTAATTGTTTTTCAGTTAAAATTACCTTGTGATTCATATACTTTTTATTTATAAATACTTTAATAAATTACTTTTTTACAAAACAAAATGGTTTTCCATCTTTTATTATTGTAATACCAAGTTCGTCAGAAGGTGCGTTAGGGTCAAATGTTAAATCAACGCTGTTAATTCTTTTACTTGATTCGTCTTTTAAAGAATGAGTGTTAAATGAAATCATATTCAAATCCGACTTTAAAAGTGCTGAAAAACAATCAGGAAGTATGTTAGGATCAGGTATAGGTCGTCTGTAATCCATTTTATCGGGCTGAACACCTGGTAGGTTAGAAAATTCCATTTCATTCACCAGTTGTCCTCTTTTGTAGTCAAGAAGATATTTGATTTGATCTAATTGTTCTTGGATATTCATATAAATAAATATCACAAAAGTAGATCTTCTAAAAAGTCGATATACTCAACTCCTTTGAAAATCATTTCTTCTGAATATCTTTCTCTAACCCAATTTGAAAATTGTTTGATAAATTCGTCACGATGGAGTGGAATGAAAGATGAAAACTCAACTTCCATTTCTCTTAAAGTTTTAACTTCTTTAGTGGAGGGGTAATAAACAATCTGAGGTTTTAGTTGATCATCAACAGTGTAAAATATAAAAACCATTTTACCAAAGAATTTTGATTCTACGGGAATTAACTCACCATAGACCAAATCAAATAGTTTCATACTTGCCTTTTTCATCAAAAACAAATATATAATAAAAAAATTAAAAATTAAACTACTTTAATATCATCAATCCAATCATCAATCCAATCAGAATCGATTTCTTCTGAATTGATTTCTTCACCATTATACGGTTCATAAGAACCATCAGATTGCATTTGTTGTAACATACTTTTTGTCACAGGAATATAACTATCATATGTGTTTAGATAAGTGTCCTGAATTCTTGCATTTCTTTCGTAAGTATGCATAATTTCATAACTTCTCAACTTAGGTCTTTTGATTGGTTCAGTTGCGAATTCAGGATTTTCAAGTAGAATATAAATAATAAAAGTAACATCCTCAAACTCAGATCCTAACCCATAAGTTTCTAATTCTGATTCAATTGGTCCGTAAGCCTCGGTGAAATACTCTTCATAATCCTCAAGTAGATCATCTAAAGTCACTCCTTCACTTTCTAATGACTCAACTATACTAAATAAAATTGGTCTTAGTGCTTTATCGGGATATTGTTCTATTTTTCTCATAAATCAACATTAATATTTTTAATTTTTTCGTCATATTCCTCACTAAATTGTATTTTAACAATTTTAATTCCAACATATTCATCACCAAAAAAATACGACAGTTCTTCACCAATTAAATAAGTCAAATGATTATTTAATCTATAATCTTTATCTAAATTATTTTTTAATGCTTTAAACACATGAAAAATTTTTGTAGCCCTTTCATCACCATCAATAATTTCAACTAACACGTCTAAATAATCATAGTATTCACCAACAGAAATCATTTTTCTTTGACCTGTTATTACAAATTGAAATTGAAAGTTTATTTTAAGGTCAGTGACAATATCTCCGTCATAATCAAATACCATGTCTTTGATCACATTATTTATTCTTTCTATGTGTTTTTCTGAAATCATTTATCTAAATTCTATCTTTATAATATTTTAATAGATTTTCAATTGGTTCAATTAACAATTTTGGATAATCATTATTTAAAAAATCAACCAGTTCTGAAATGGACTCAAAACTTTGTGGTGTATAACTTGTTTGAAAACTTTGGTTGTCATAACGATCATAATATTCACCAGACTCCTTATCTTCAAAATACGAACCCTCAACAGGTGTTTTACAATCACCATTCCAATAAGGTGTTGAAAAACCAACTAATTTGTAACTTGGGTCATGATATACAAAAGTAGTATAACCACCAAAACCATCCCATGAGAACTCTAAATCTGCAGACGTGTTTTCAAAACTATACTTCTTATTTACTAAATCAGTGTGACTAAAAAGCATAGATACAAGTTGATAAGCAAAACCACAATCAATATGTATTTTTTTATCTTTTAATAGAAAAATTATTTGTTCTAAACTTAAACCCGTCAGATCTGAAATCTCATAGAAATCCATACCGTCATTCCACATCTTATAAATGAGGTTTGAGTTCTTTTCGTATTTTGATTCAGTTATAGTTTTTTCTAAACGAGACATAAAGTAGTCCCTAATCTTCGTGTAATATTCATTTGTAATATACCTTTGAAGTTGGTTTCTTAGTGTAACTTTTTCATCTCCGGTAAGTCTTGTTTTATTTGCAAGTTGATTTGCTAATTTCATAACAACGGTACTTTCAAAAGAACCATAAAGTCTTTTTTCTAAAGGAGATGGATTGCTCCCTTGTAAATATTCATAAACCATGTCCATAGTTGGATCTATCAATCTTTTGACTTCGCTCATTCGTCTAATAAGACCAAGTTGATTTTCTGAGATTATGATTTTCATGGTTTATAGATTCTCATTTGAAATTTTGGACCCATTTCAAATTTTATATTTAATCCTGATTCTTCGATAATCCCATTAATTTTTTCGGCATATTTTTCTAAAACTTCAACACCTTTATCATACTCATCTCTCCAAAGGTATGGGTCCGAAAACATTGGGTGTAATACTAATGAACCATCATCTTCATTATAGTGAAAGTCCAAACCACCGAAAGTAAAAAAAAAATTTTGAAAATCGGGAAATAAAAAACTTGGAGAAAGTCTTCTTAATTCAAACCATATTTTTTCCCAGTCTTTTACTGATAATTTGTCATTAGAAAAATTATCCATTTCTAAAATAATTTTTTTAACGATTTTTGTTAAATCATTTTCATTAAGTTTAATTATTTTTTTCATGATTGGATTAATAATCTTTAAGTCTTTTTAAATTGTATAATTCATTTTGTATTAATCTATCGGCGTATTGAATAACTTGTTGAGTTCTGTTAAACATAATTTTTATGTTGTCTTTTTTTTCTTTTTCTATTGACGAAGACTCAACCTTATCTTTTAATTTTTGTAATTTTTTTTCTATCTTTGCATTACTAACAATTTCTTTTTCCATTTCTTCTAAGATATATTCTAGTTCTGTAAGATATTTTGTATAATAATATCCTTTACCTCTAAAAAATCCTTTAACACCTTCCCATGTGGATCCTTCGTTAACTTCTTCTGAAATTACTCTTCTTACTATTTTTTTTATTTCTGAATCTTTCATTTTTATACTTTGTTTAATTTATTTTGTAAATCTAAGGAATTAGGAATATTTTTAGTTTTTAAAAGTTCCGCCAATTTTCTTGCGGTTACTCTATCCATTTTTCCTATCGAAGATGTGAGTTTATTATCGTTTTGGAATTTTGTTAATTGTTCCTTTGTTTCAGGACCAAATTTACCATCTGCACCTGCCCTAACTAATTTATAACCCAACAACTCAAGAGCATTTTGAAAGTCAGTTACGTTTGTTGACACATTATAAGTTCCTGCATCTCCTTCGTAATCTGCGACTTCTTCCATAAGATAATCTAGAGATTCTTTAGAAGTTTGAGCCGGATCTAAATCCTTGAGTTGATCTAATTTTTTATAGTCAATATCTGATCCGTCAGGTGTTATTACATCAAAAAATCTTTTTATAAACAATGGAACTAAAGTTCCCGCACCTCTTCTTAACCATGGTGCACCAACAGCCCTTGATACAAATGTTGACACAGGAACCATCATTTGATTACCGTTTTTGAACATAACTAAAACACCATTGTCAGAAACTTTCATAACTTTTGCCGTTGTGGTAGCACCTTTCTTAGACATATATCTGTAAGAAAAACCAGGAGCAAATCCAGCCTTTCTCAATATTTTACCTCCTTGAGACATTTTTGGTATTTTTTGAAAAAACTTTTTGGCCGCTTGAAGTGCAACATTTGTTACAGTGCCTTTAGCAATTTTTTGACCAACTTTTTGACCAACTTTTTTGGTGGCTTGTTTACCGGCTTTAGTTAATGGTGCCAAAATTTTTCTAATTCTACTAGTAAACGCTTGAAAGAACTTGGAAATTTTTCCTGAAAACTTACCTAATATTTTTTTTGCTAATGGAGATTTTAATGCTTTGTTAATTGCTGATGGTATTTTTAAAAGAATTGTGTCCAAAATCCCCCCAATAATTTTTAACCCTTTTACGACCGCCTTAGACGCAAAACCCGCACCCGTTTTAATTGCTCTTTTCAAAGGAGTTGCAAGTGTTTGTAATGGACCAGGAAGAACAACAAATGCAAATGTAATTGCTGCCATTAAATAAAGTTTGTCTTGTTCAGGTCCAGTTTTAAATTGAGCTTCGATTACATAACTCAACGCATTCAATGTATCGATAATTGCTCCTGATCCTGGAGGCCCTACAAAATCGGCAGCAACAGATAAAACATCGGCACCTGTATGTAAAATATCACTCAAAGACCAACCTTCAGATATCGGAATTAGATCACCCGTTTGCGAATCATATAAGTTATTGTCGTATACAATATATTTATAGTCTTCGCTAATTATACATTCTTTTAATTTCTCTAAAGGTCTTTTTTCTTCTTTAATTAAATCAAATGAATTATTTATTAACAATCTGAGTTGGTTTTCAGTAATAATAATGTTTTTCATTTTTAATATTTTTATATAAATATTACCAAAAATAAAAAACCCACTTTTTTAAGTGGGTTATTAAAGGATTAAACAAAAAACTTTAATAAAAGATTTTTTATTTCAACAAAAACAAATGGAAATTGACTATAAAGAAGGTAAAGTCCAACTATTAATAGTATGACACCAAAAAACTTTTTGATAATGTATCTTACAATAAGGATTGAAAGAATTGCTAAAATGATAAGAGTGATTGACATTGTATAAATTTTATTATACAAATATAGGTTTTTAATTTTGATTATCCAAATTAAAAATCAATTTTATGGTTTAGACATAAAATCAAGTGCTGATGTAGATTTACTCATATTAAATTCAAAATAACTATTGGTGCAATATGACTCATTAATTCGAATTTTTAACTTGGAACATTTTTTAAACCAATTAACGGTTTCATATTCCTCATTCAATAAATCGGCAGTAAAGAATACAATATCATTTGAACTACTGGTAACCCCAATTCCACTAGCCTTATAAACTTCCTCACCAAGTTGAAAAACAAAATCGTAAGATACTTGGTCATCACAAAAATAACCACCTTTTACGTAGAACGCGATTTTTCCATCAACATTTTCCAGTTTTAAATATGCACCTGTTGGGTTGTCTGTGTAAGCGATTTTATATGGATCATCGAATCCATCGGTAATTGTTTTATAAACCCACTGTGCTGAAAGGTTTAAAGAGATAAATAAACTAAAGATAAAGATAACTGTTTTCATAAATATTTTTTTTTAAAAGTATACATAAAAAAAATCCCCCAATCAATAGAAAGGGGGTTAATTTTTTTTGTGTGAAAATAAAATTAATGATTTGACATCCAATTACCCTCACGACCACCACGAACAGCCTTACCTCTGTATCTCGTTTTAGTCATACATCCTCTTTTCTTGGTTCTTGTTCTTCCACCTGGAGGGTAATTTTCAGGAAAACATTTCATATCTTCTTTGGCTATGTCCTCAACGTTAACCACAAATTCTTGATCTACCTCATCGGTAGCCCCTGATTCCATCTCCATAATTGTTCGTCTAACAATACGAGTTAGGTCTGCTTCTGTTAATCTAATTACTTTTTTCATAATTTTTTAATATAAAGGAAATACATTATCACCGTTTGTTGAATCAACTGCGATGTATCCAACATTTTCCACCGTATAAATATATAATGGTGGATAATGAACGGAATAAAGTGGAGCTCTTAACAAAACAACTGACCATCGTCCTGTGTATCCTGCTTTAATTAAATATTGTTCAGACTCTTCTTGTGTCATTTGAAGTGGGGGATGAATTACTAAATCATCCAAATAAGGACTATCAACAGTTTGAACTGATACTTTCCCATGACTTGTGCAATTAACCATGATGGTTGCGTATTCATCATTTCCTCTAAAAATACAATGAATGAAACTTAAATCGTGTGGTGAAGACCCCTGATAAAGTTTTGCCATTTTTGTCATACCAAGTGCAGTTTCCCAACACTTGTTTAACATTTCATTAAAATTTAATTTTTCCATTTCTTAATTTAATTTACAATCTTGATGCACTCACCATGATTTGATTTAGTCGAGATTCAAGATCACGAATTTCATTAATTTGATTTTGATTTAAATTTATAGATTCTCCCCTAATAGATGAAATTCTATTTTGAATTTTTGTGTATTCGAACATAAGTTGATTATACACTTTTGCTTTTTCTTCGTTATTCATAAAAATAAATATACGACAAAACTTATTTTTATGTATATCAAATTAATTATATGAAAGTTTGTGCGTCAGAAAAAGAATTGGGGTCTATAAACTCGGACTCCAAATAATCAATAACATCCCTTAAAGCTCTTGCCTGATCTTTAGGGTTCTCTTCTGCTCTAATAGATAAAGCAACACCACCAGCCAATACAGACCTAATCATATCACGATCCATAGATTGCGGAGCAAGAATATTAAATAAAAAATTATTATCATCTTCTATGGTTACCTCTACGGAAACCTTTAATTTAGTTTCTTCCATTTTTATTAATAATTGGGGTTAAATTCACCTTGATATTGGCGTTTATGATTTTCATTTTTCCAATACCTTTCCCAACATTCAAAAGATGGAATATCATAAAATCGTGCGGTATGATTTATTTGATCGGGATTAAAGTGAGGTATGAAAGTGATCATCAGGTGTTTATTAATATCAGGAATAAACGACTCAATTTCATTATAAATCATTTCCATATTAATACTATTTTTATAGGTTGTTGTTCTATAAACAGGTTCAAAAGTCATGGGATTATAAATTGGTTGTCCTATAACATCAAATATTACCAATTCCATGTAGGTGTGACCATACCAGTAAGGTCTTTGTTCTTTTAGGTCTCTATTTTTAATATGAATATCAAATCTTAAATCAGGGTATGAACTCTCAATAAATTCACCAAGAAGTTTTAGATATTTGTCTCTAATCAAAAATAATACCTTAGTATCCTCTTCTCTTTGTTTAAATTGGGAGTAAGAGGTGATAGGTCGGTTTAACATTTCATTTATGAAATCGTCATTTTGTCGTAATTTCTTAAGTTGATCGTGACTCATAAAAAAAAATATAGACAAAAAAAATCCCCCAGTCAAAAGAAAGGGGGGGGTTTAATAAATATTGTTTAAAATTATTAATTGGTATGTTCATTTAAAAATGAAATAAAGTTAGAAACGCAATCACTTGCATATTCCTCCATATCAAAGTAATCCTCATCAGACATTTCATCGTGACTACTTTCTTCTAAAAACCTTCCCATGTGATTTTTCAAATCAGAAAGAATTTCTTTGGCATCATCAAGGCCCAATGAACCATTTTTTTTAACCATTTGTTTTACCTCATCTTGATACTCCTCACATATATCATCAATATCATTTTTTAATTCCTCAAGTTCATCACCATTAGATTCTTTAATAATTCGTTTAACAATTCTTGTTAAATCTCTTTCTGTTAATCTAACCACTTTTTTCATAATAATTTTTATTTATAATGTTTTATCACCTTTTAAGGCGTTATGTAAAGTTATTTTTCCGTTTTCAAATTTCCACGATCCGTTTATACCTGTATCTTTAGGATTGTAAGGGTTATTATTAACCCATAAACTATCTCTTTCTTCGGGATGAAAAAACGACCCTTCAGTTTTAGTGCATTTTAAAAGTGTTCTATTGCTAGAGTAAGTTCTAAAACTTCCTTTATTTTTTGTGATACATTTTTTTTGAAATTCGTCATAACCTTTTGGTTTTCCTCCAACGGCCATATCACTTTCTTCATTTAAAACTTGTTTAACAATTTGAATCAAATCTGATTCTGTAAGTCTAACTATTTTTTTCATTTGTATTTTCTACAATATTAATTTAGTCAGTTATTGCGTTTCTAACCATTCTTTTATATTGGCTAACAGTGCCTTCCAATTGACCCATTTTACTTGTTAACTGTCTAACAAGATCAGAGATATCAGATGGAGTCCTTTTTCCTTGATCAAAAATATCTGAAATTGAGCCCCTTCTAAGATGCATTCTTATTGAGTTATCAAGTTCTTCTCTAATATTTTTAATTCTTTTATATTCTTGGTCCATAGTATCACCGTAGTGAACCAACTTACTGTGGATACTTTGTGAGGTATAATCATCAATTGGTTGTTCATTAATAACTCGTTTAACAATACGAGATAAATCACTTTCTGTTAATTTAACAATTTTTTTCATGACATTTTTTATTTATAAATATATGATTGATACAAAAAAAAATCCACCAGTCAAAAGAGTAGGGGAATTACATTTTATTCTTTTTATTCTTTTTCACATTAAAGTTATATTTTTTACTACCATCAACACCCTTAGTAGTTTCGGGATAGAAAAACTCAATACAATCAATGTCAAGTCCCGTCTTTTCATTAACATAAGAAAGAACGGTTTTAGAAAATAATTTTTTTCTTGTTGCGGCTTTTGGTATAAAGTCATTTATTTCTTCATCAGTAGAACCTATGACATACATATCTTTTTTACATCCACGGGCTCTTCCGTGTTTGGTATAAACATAAAAAATTTCATCACCCTCATTTGATAGTATCTCAATCAAATCAATATTCCACCTATATGAAATTTTTGGACCATATAATGTATCCAATAACTTATAAATAAGTCTCTTATATTGTGATTTGGTTATTTCTACTAACATAATTTTATAACAACTTTCTAATGATTCTTTTAATTATAGATTCATCAATCACACTTTCACCTTTTCTTTTTTCATCATAACCATAGACAGTTGTATAAACACTAAATGGTAGATCCTCCAAATACTCAAGATAAAAATCATCTCTAAATTCTTGAATATACCAAATGTCGTCATCATAATCACTTTCGACCCAATTATGATAATAGTCATCACCATTTTTTGTTATAGAATCAATAATAATATCCATATCACCAACAGCATCTATTCCTTTACCAATAACACTTCTAACAACGACATGAAATTTAAATTCATAAATAACATCTTTCGTAACATAGTCATACCCATCCCAACCATCATGTTCAGTATCTTTGAGCGTCATTTCAAACTCCTTGTTCTCAAAGAGTTTCTTTAACATATTTTTTAGTTTTTCATTTCCAATATTTATTTTCATGCGTCAACAAAATTAAACACCCAAACTGCGGTCCATTTACCATCTTTCTTTGGGAATAATGACTCAAACATCTCATCAATATCATTTGTTATGGGTGAGTTATCTGATTCTCCATCATGAAATGATTGTTCATGATCATTTGTTTTGATATTAAACCTATACAACGGAACCTTATATGATTCTGGATGTCTAAACATAAATGGTTCAACTTTAACACCATCGATCCCTTCATACCAAGGATATTCAGATAAAACATTATCAATATATTTTTCAAATACTTTAATCTTTCTAAGAGATTCAACTTGATCTTCTGTAATTATTATTTTCATAAAAATAAATGAAATCCTCCGTTTAATATTTGTTCAACATCTTGATCATACTTCTCATTGAACCAATCTACTACCATTTTTTTATCAGGAATAAAGTCCATAATTGTGTTATATATATCTTCTCTAATATATAAACTTTTTGGATGATGAACAGGTCTTATTCTACTTTGTGGATCATCTGAATCCCAGTAGGAACTTTTAAATGGTTCTACAACTCTAAAGACCATTTTTTTTAGATCAGGTTTTTTTAGATCAGAGGTATAATACCCAACACTAGTTTTATGAACAGTTCTATTGTCTCTAATAACCATAGATTCCAAATTATCTAAGTCCAAGTCAGAAAACATGGAATCAAAGAATTTTTCAATAAGTGTTTCGTTAATAATTCTTTTAATTATATGGTCCATAATAATAAATAGTTTATAAAAAGATTATAGTTCAGGGATGACCTCAAACTCAATCCATTTTTCAAATTCATCATATAAGGGACCCATTTCTTCTTTTAAGGATAAATAATCATCATCGTCTGATAACATTCCAAAATCAATGTCTTTTAAATCACCATAATTATCGACAGAAATATAACCAGACCATTCTTGATCATCCCACTCAACATCATACATATATTCCGTAAAGTCTTTATATTGTCTTGGTTTCACGGATGAATATAATTGAATTGACGATCCGTCACTTAAAGTTTTTTCAAATTCAACATTTGATGTATTAATAGATGGTGAAACATCTGACATTAAATCTGAACTAAAATCTTTAGTCTTTTTAGGTTCAAATGGAGTCTTTTTATCGGTTTTTAACCACTCGCTATAATTTTTTAATAATTCTTTTTCATCGTTATTTAAATTATTAAAACCAACGGAAGATATTTTATCTATTATCGAGTCAATTTCGGGGATATTCTCAGTTAAAAGTTTATATTGTCTTTCAGATATAATTATTTTCATAATTATAAATAGTTTATAAAATAAAAAACCCCACCTGTGAAGATGGGGGTTTCTAATGTATAATCTTTATTTTAAAATCTTGCCCAACCTTTTGGTAAATAATCATCTTCAGAATTTTTTTCTGTTGCGAAAACAGGAACCTCATAAACTTCGTTATAACCAATACTAACTTCATCAACACCTTTTTTATTTATCACCTGAACCATTTGATAAAATAACTCTTTAACTTGATCATAATTTAAATTGACGGTATTTCCTTTAACCTCTAAAGTAACTCCGTTTTCATTTTCGTATGCATCATATAAATCATTAAAAATCGAAACAATTTTTGGATCACCATCAAAATCGTCAATTTCAGATTTGGCATTTTCGATTCTTTTATCGCTTGGTGCTCCAGAAAACAATCTGTCCCAATTTTTTGCTTCATTAATAACTCGTTCAACAATACGAGTTAAATCTGATTCTGTAAGTTTAATAATTTTTTTCATAGTTTTTTTTATTTAGACAGTTTAGAACAACCAGAATATTTTACTCCGATTTTTTCATTTTTATCGTAATACCAAGATGAACATTCAAGATCTTCATTTTTGGTATAATCTCTAATCATTAATGTATCACCCAACTTGTCGTTTTCCATTTCAATTTTATAAACCTTGTCCCCTCCAGCACTTCGTTCCTTCATGTTAATAAACATAGGAACATTATTTTCTTTTACACTTTCCCATCCGTGTTTACTTAATAATTTCTTTTTATCAAACAAACCTTGATCTGAAGTTTCTTCGGATTCAAAAATCAATGGTCTAACATTTCCCATTTGTGATTCCAATAATTGTTTAAATCTATTTAATTTCATAATAATAAATTTAATTAGATCCTTTATAATTTTTTCTTGGTTCCATTTTTTCATAATATCCTTCTTTAGAACCTTTCCAATCCCAAGGAAGATCGTTATCCATATTGTATTGCAACTTTTCGTCAGATATTCCTTTAAGTTTTCTTTTTATTTTTTCAATCATTGATTCTTTTTTATCTTCTTTTATTTCTTGATTAGTTTTAGTCCCACCACTTACTTGATTAGTTTTAGTCCCACCACTTACTTGATTAGTTTTAGTCCCACCTGTCATTTGTTCTGAGAAGTCTTCAGTTATCAATGGTCTAACATTTCCCATTTGTGATTCCAATAATTGTTTAAATCTATTTAATTCCATAACAATAAATATATGATAAAACAAAAAACCCCACCTATGAAGATGAGGATTTAATTATATTGATTTAGGATCGGCAGCAACTTGTGGTTGATCGGGTTGTTTGGTTGGTTCTTTATAACAATCAGGAGTGGCGGTACACTTAACGGAGTCACATGTATAAGTGTTTTTGAAGTTTAGTCTTGTGTATGCCGGTTTTTTATTTTCATCATCACCCCCCGCCTTAAGAGTTGCAACACATCCTTCAGGTAAAACTAAATTTCCACCAGACCTTTTATAAGTTACGGGTATTTTTCTATTTTGATCGTCAAATTTTTGACAAGCACTTGTTATAGATAAAGTTGTCCCATTAACACCATTTTTATGGGTAACAGGTTGATTGTTTGATCTATGTCCATAAACATCCTTATATTTCTCAGTAACCAAAGTGGCAACCCCATTTTTGTCTATAGATAAAGATTGTATTCTATCTGTATGATCATAAGGTTTACATGCTGTTGACATACTATCCTCATCATCTTCTTTTATTAATGGTTTTACATTCCCCATTGAGGATTCCAATAATTGTTTAAATCTGTATATGTCCATAATTATTTTAATTATAAATACTATATAAAACAAAAAACCCCCAACTTACGAAGGGGGATTTAAAATTACTAAGAGTGTTCCTCAACATAAAAGGTTGTTTCCTCATTAGATATGTCCTCATCAACTGGTGATTGATCGGAACACTCCTCACCCAATGAAGAATAGATTCCATCTTCAGTTGGTTTCATATCCCAAATGTTTTCATCAATATAATTTGAGATTTGATCTTCGTCCATCCCTTCCAATTCAGGATAGTTGTCGGTGTCAATAATAACTTCTTCACGAGTAAGGGTTGTCGTGAAAGTTTCTTCTAAATAAATTTTAATTTTCATAACATTTTTTTAGAAAGGATAAATAAAATATTTTGTTTTGTCAAATAAAAAACCCCACTTATGATGAGGTGGGGGTTTAATTTTAATATCTTCTTTTTCTTCTAAAATATCTTTCAGATAACTGTTCCTCTTCTTTTTGTTGGTATTCACCATCAGTTGCAACAATTTCGAAATAATCTCTATGATCCACTTCTCCAACATCAAAAGAATCAAACTTTGAGTAAGATCCTCCAGGTGAAACACAATAATTTCTTTTGTGTTTATCTTGTTTATCAAAACTTTCTTCAGGTCTAAGATCGTCTCTAGTTAAAAAAATTGGTGGATTGTAGTTATCTTCAGCTCTACCTATTGCATCATAACCAAAACATCTATAAACAGAAACTGTAATTTCATTATGTTGTGGTCTGTATTCAGCATAGAAAAAATCCCTACTATTATCTCTCATAATATAAGGTCCATACCCAATTTTTTTTCCTCCATCATTAGCCTCTAATGTTACTGTTGAGCCCATAGGTGTATGACCTTTTAAATTATCATCCGTCATTTCCTCAAGACGTTCTTCCCAACCAGGTAAGAATTTAATTTCAATTTTTTTTGGTTTAGATTCGTTACTTTCTCTAATAATTCGTTTAACAAGACGAGTTAAATCAGATTCAGTTAATCTTATAATTCTTTTCATAATTTCTTATTGATTTAATAATTCTTTTATTCCGTCTAATAGTCCGGTCAGATTATTAAAAGATCCGGAAAACCCATAACCATCACCACCACAACTAAATTCAAAAATGACTTCGTAATCAAAACTATTCTCACCTTCGGTTCTTCTTTCATACATATCAAATTCGTCTGGAATACTTGTTGTATCACTATCCATACGGCTTTGAGTAAAATCATCAGCAATAGATGTGGCATTTTCTTCTGACTTACCATAAGATAAAAGACTATTATATACAAGATTATTTATAATATTTGGTAAAGTGCTTTCACTACCGTAGGAGTAGTTATCTTCAATTTTTTCATCCAAATAACTTTCCAGTTCATCAACCGAGGTATCATCAGTTACAACAAACTCTTGAGATTCTTCATCCGATTCACTAATAACTCGTCTAACAATTCTTGTTAAATCTGATTCTGTAAGTCTTATAATTTTTTTCATAATATATTTTTTTAATAACCTTTACTGAATCCTGTCGCAAAACGACTTAAAGGACTATCAATTATACCTGGAACGGCCCCATATCCTTCGTTGTTTTCATCAACAACCACAAACATAATATCATTATCAGGATTTTCATTATAAAGATTTTCAGCGTGTCTTAAAGCAGATCCTCTATGTTCAAATGTTTTACCATCGGTTTCTTCAGAATATTGTTTAATTGCATCATCAACATCATTAGTTTCGTCGTAAACTTGTTTCGATAATAAAACAACTCTATATTCTTTTTTTGATTCAGTAATTACTCGTTTAACAAGACGAGTTAAATCTGACTCGGTAAGTCTAACAATTCTTTTCATATTAAATTATTTTATTATAAATATATCAATCGACACCTTTTTCTGAATGGATCATTAAATAAGTTATTATATAAAACAAAATAAAACCCGAAGGGTTCGGTCGGTCGATTTTTTCCGACGAAGTCGGGTTTCGGTTTCCGGCCCCCCACAAAAAGGAAGAAAATTAGAATTTAACCTTAGATTTGATTGACTCAAGACTTTTTCCTTTGGTCTCAATCCATTTGTTTTGACCTTTTTTAGAATAATAATATTTTCCCCCACTTAATTTATAATCATATGAAGAATCATTAGTGGTGTTTATTTTTTCCTCAGTAGAAGTTTGTTTTCCCGTAATTAGATCATGAAGTTTTTTAATATTTTCCGAACCATTAGCAACAACTTGACCATCATCCCCATCCCCACAATATCCATCCCCCGTTTTGCAAACCCAAACAGGAACACCCTTTTCTTCCATAAACTTTTTTAAAGTATCATTATAATCCTTATCATTCCAATTACCTGTCTTAGCAGAAGATAGATTAAGTTTATAATAGTTATTTAAAAACTGGGCATATGTTTTTGTTGTTTGTGCTTTAGGTGAAGAAAGAGCTTGTGATGTTAGCGGATCCCCAACTTTCTCATACAAACCAAGTATTCTACTTTTTTCTTCTTCGGTGATGATAAATTTCTTCATAACAATAAATAGTTAGTATTTTCTAAAATTTTTTCCAGAAATTTTTTTTCAGTATTTGACTATAATTGAAATGGGGGTCATGTTTTAGAAATCCTCTTCTTTAAAATACAAATCAATAATATTTGAAAATCTTAAACCCATTACATCAATACCAAGTCTTTCGGGAATTTCATTTTCAATAAAGATATTTCCTTTCTCATCAATAAACTTCTCATGATCCCCCATATCTAAATAAAGATATTCGTATCCGTCAAGTTCAAAAAGATACATAGGTCCAAATTTATTTAAATAACGATTAATCATTCCATTAGCAAAATGTCTATCAAATTCCATTGGAACATCATATGTTGAGGTTATTTGTTCGATTTTACCTGTGAAATCAATACCCATAAGATTGGTTAAGAACTTCTTGTTTTTTTCTAACATAGAGTCATTTTCACTAATCACTCGTTTAACGATATTAGTTAGATCAGATTCAGTAAGTCTAATGATTTTCATATTAGATAAATATATTGGAAAACAAAAAACCCCACTGATGAGGTGGGGGTTTCATATATAGTTCTTTATTTTTTTTTAAGATAGTTCTTCGTCCGTGAATTCCCCCATATAACTTTTCCCACTAGGTAGTTCAGCTCTAACTTGATATATGAAATTATTATTGTCATGATCAAACATAACATTTACAACTTCACCTTCTTTTCCATATCTATTGATTGTTACAATATCCCCTTCGTTAAAATTACTCTCAGGAATTCTTCTATCTCTAAGTGGGTTTTCCCCACCTCTCATACCTTTATCATATTTAACCACATTTGGTGAGAAGTCTCTTTCATTAATTACTCGTCTAACAATTCTTGTTAAATCTCTTTCTGTTAATCTAATTACTTTTTTCATAATACAATTCTTTTTTCATATAAATATATCATAAAACAAAAAACCCCTCCGTTGAAGGAAGGGGATATAAATTTTAATTATCCTTTTTTATTTTTATTAAAAGAAAGATACAACACCTGTATTTTTGTCATACTCAAATCTTCCATACTCTTTTGTAGGATGTAATGGACGATTATTAATATCAAAAGTGCAATATGGTTTTAAGTTTCCACTAGTCACAAGACCGAACTGTATTTGTGTCTTATCATCAGTTATATACCATCTATCATTAGGATGTGATTCTTTTACTCTTGGGGTCATACAAGTCATTTCATCTTTAGTTAGAATAAAATCTTTTTCTGAATCAGGTGATTCTTTAATTAATGGTTTGACATTTCCCATTGTTGATTCTAATAATTGTTTAAATCTATTTAGTTCCATAATATATTCTTTAGTAATAAATATACCCACCATTATAAGTGGAGGAAATAGTTCCAAATTTTTCCCAAAAATTTTTCTGGAAATTTTTTACGAATACTTTATAGAGGGGATTGAACCCCCCTTTCACCCGTCAAAATGTCATATATGGGGGGGATACGGTAGGGGGGAGGGGGCTAATAACACCATTACCCCCCATGCCAATAGTGAAGGGAGGGAGTGGTTTGTTAATAACTTTAATTGACAATTAAGTGATCCGTTATTTGATCATCTCATTTTTTTTCACTACCTTTGTATTGTAACCTTCATTAACGAGGGGGACCGAGTAGACTCCATCCTGCCTTATAGTTTAGAAACATACAAGCATAAAAAAATTCCCCACCTATTAGAAAGAGATTAGATTAAGAACCCCTCGTTAGAAGTTCGTATGTCTTATTTGTTTTAAACCTCATCTTATTCTTTACGTGTCACTTGGATCACTGAATAACTAATTCCCAACCGTGGGGAAAATAAGATTCTTATTATAAATATATTATTCTTTTAAAAAAGATCAATGGTTTATTTGTTTATGTCAAATATAATTTCTATCTTTGTATTGACGGTTGAGGGATCAGAGTCGGGTTCGAAGGGATGTCTTTCGCAGAGGGTGGACTCCAACCTGCACTAATATATTATTATTGATTCCCCCAATATTTAATTTGGTGGTGTGAAATATTATTCTTATATTTATATTATTATGATTGATATTCTATATTACTTGGGGATTGTTGTCTCCATCTTTTTAGTCCCCCTTTTTATTGGAATGATCTTTTCCATTGTTATGGTTTCCAAGTTCCCCAACTCAAAGGTTTCACTATGGTTGAAAAAACATATTGTTACCGATGAAGATCTTGAACCCTTCTAAGTGAATGATCACGTATTAACTTATTAACCGTCATTAAATCGTCATCACTTAATGGGGAGTTGGAATGAATATACTCTATAATGTCCCCCATAT